CCTAATATCAATGTTAAAATAATTTTTAATATCTTCATGTTCTGTCCCAAAATCTACAAATTTAATTATCTTTTTTCTTGTTTTTCAATTTATTTTTAATATCTTCGGAGAGCCGCCCGGCGGCAGCTTTCAAAATAGGTTGACTTAATACTTCGTTCATTTCTTTATCCAATTCAATTTGTTTCTTCTGCAATTGAGCTACTTTCCGAATCTTTTCTTTTTGAAACTCACCGGCTTCATTGCTTGCAAACATCTCGCCATCGCCAGTAAAGAGCCAATCCAAACTTAATCCCAAATCATATAATTTCTGAGCATAAGGTTCAAATCTAATTTGCCCATTAATCATCTTTGATATGTCCTGTTGATAACATTCTAAATAATCAGCTAAAGATTTTTGTGTCAAATTTATTGATTTCAAAAACTCTTTAAATCTTTCTCCACTTGTAAGCATATTAAAACAAATATAGTTGTAAATTATTTTTAAAAATCATAAATAATTATGTTTTTTTTCTTGACTTTTACGCAAATATATGTTATATTGCATTTGTAAAAATTGCAAAACGTTGCAATGTATTGTTAAATATTTAAAAATTTACATATGAATAACGAACAAACAAATACCGAACAACTGATTGAACGTAAGGTTTCACGTACTCTAACACTCGACCCTGACTTTATCGAGACAATAGAAAAATTTGCAGACATAACTGAACGTTCGTTTCCTATGGCTGTACAATACCTCTGCAAACGAGCTTTAGCGTCGGAACCTGACTTTCAATTGAACGAATCATAACAATACTTTGTTATGATTTACAAATATAATAACAATTTTTGATAAAAACAAATTTTAATTACAAATGAAAGAACAAAATTTGAGTACAAACAAAACGACAAACGGCATTGTTGTTGAATTGACAAAGGCAGATTTTGCGCCGGTACAAATGCCAAAGCTGCGTATCACACGCGAGATTACTCCCGACCTGAATAATAAAATCGAAACAATATGCAAACAGCTTGGATGCGACGCGGGTACGCTGGTTATAAAACTTCTCGAAAAAATACAGGTAGTTTAAAATGAAAAACAAAAAAAACGAGCGGTCCGTAAAATCGGAAATAATTAATGATGCAAAAAATCCTGTACCTGTCAGGATTACCTGCCTCGAGCTCAGCGCCGGTCCTAAAATAAATACTACCCGGAAATATGGAATGAGAGAGTTCCTGGATATGTATGATAATGGTTATAAGGATTTTTCGGTACCAGGCGTGAGGAATTTGCTGTGATGCCGGAACTCATCAACCGTGAAGCTCTCGAACTGATGCTGGAAGGCATTGTCAGGAATGTTACCAATGCAAAAATGAAGCATTTGGAATATGAAATCGAATTGTTGAAAAGAGCAAAAAGCATTAAGCCTGTAATGTCAGTCGAAGAAGCCGCCGGCTATGCCTGTAAATCCGTGCATACCATAAGGCAGTGGGCTAAGAACGGCATCGTGCCTTACTTCAGGGAAGGTAAAAATATCTATTTCAATACTGATGATATTAACGATTACCTGACAAAAATCCGGTTCGCTTCGCAGGAAGAGATTGACATAGAGGCTGAAAGCAGAATAAAAAAATTAAGTACAAACAGGAAGCATAATGATAAAATTAGAACTAAACAGCATTAGAGTTGACGGTGGTATCCAGGCAAGAGCAGTACTTGACTTTAGGATAGTCGAAGAATACCATGAATTAATGGTGTCGGGAGCAATATTCCCACCCGTTACCGTTTTCAATGCCGATGAAATTTACTGGCTGGCAGACGGATTCCACAGGTATTATGCGGTAAGAAAACTTGGGTCTAAAGAAATTGACTGCGAAATTATTGAAGGCACAAAACGGGACGCCATACTTTATGCAGTAGGTGCCAATTCTTCGCATGGACTGCGCCGGACAAACGGAGACAAGAAAAATGCTGTTGAAAAATTATTAAATGATATGGAATGGGTGCAATGGAGCGACGGTAAAATTGCGGAAACATGCCGGGTAAGTCAACATTTTGTATCAAATCTTAGAAAAGATTTTGAATTTATGCAATCCGTTAATTCTAATAGAGTTCCTCAAAAAAACGAATTTCATACTCAGAATATTCTGAGTATGAACCCTAACAAAAATAATTCCAATTCCGTTCAAAATCTTCCTAACTCCGATATAAAATGCCTGAGTAACGATTCTGATGAAAATAAACCACGGAATTGGAGCATTCCGGGTATGAATCCCAACAAAAATAATTCTAATATTAATATGAATGATGAAAGCAATTTTACCCGTACGTTCATTCACCCGAAAACGGGACAAGAAACTCAGATGAACGTTTCAAATATAGGTAAAAAAATACCTCCCGTACATCCGTTTGAAGATACAAAACTCTCGGAAGTTAAACTTGAGCCTTCACCCAAAGCCGAACCTAAGACGAGTTACATTAAAAATGACTACGAAGAATTTTTAAGCGAGCTCCAACATGTTTTTTCCAAATACGAAACGGATTACAAATGCAGGCTATGAATTGGCAAATTAGAAGATTTAATAGATAAAAATTAAATAAAAAGCCTCTGCCTTCACAATCAACAAACAGGCAGAGGCACAATATTAATTGTTTCACAAAAATAAGGAATAATCTGATGGCTACAAAAGAAGAATTAAATGAATTAATCATCAAGAAGGTTGAAGTCAACCGCTTCCTGGATGATGTTCAGAGAGACTCATTTATCCGGTCCGAACTGGAGATAGATTTTATGAACCACGACTGCCTGGATACTTTCAAAGAAATCAAGGAGGCAACTCAAAACAGCGCAGACGAAATTCTCAACCAGGCTATCTTCGACAATAACAAAGTCATCGCAAACTTACTCGACGAAAGAGGCAAGCTATGAGCAACGACATAATTACTTTGAACATCAACTGGTCTAATCCAATCAACGCCTTTGACAACTATTCAAAGTTCAAAGCCGGATTGAATTTTTTGGAATTTGCCAGGTCATCTTTCCGTGAATTGTTTACGGACCAGTTACATCCTGACGAAGCTCAGTATTTAGACGAAAAATTCAAGGATTTTAATCTTGAATGTAAGGGAATTTTCAGCCAGGCAAAACCGGAATTAGAATTTGTATCTGATATTGATACATCTCGCGACGTAGTTCTACCAACAAATATAGAGGAAGAAATAATATGAAACCTAACCCTAACACAGCAAAAATAATAACTAAATTTTCAGACCTGTTCGAGAAGGTCAATACCGAATTGTCTGAAATCATAAAAGAATCCGCGCCTCAGGATGATTTAATCGAGGTAATCAGGCCGGAGTGGGTTAATCCCAAGTACAAAGATAAAATCAAAGTGCCAATGCTCTATCGTTTCCAACAAAGGAACATGAGATTTTATTTTAAACTGGTCGAGCCTGAAAAAAAGATAAATGATCCGGAAGCAGAAGCACTCGCCGCTCCATTCCGAACTAATGACTTTGTCAAATTCTATCCTTCAGTTACCACAATCATTGACAAAACCATGCCGATGAGCTATGGCAAGCAAAAACTAATCGGTGACCTTGGAATGAAAGGCTACCATCAAATGATGAGAGAGAAAGCCAGGTATGGTACATTCCTACATCATCTCATTACAGACTACTTCCAATCCGGAAATGATAAAGCCTCCCGTTTTTTCGATTTCGACACAATACCTTCCAGGATTGCTTTGTTCGTTGATGAGAAAAAGATTGATTTCGATACGTCGGACTGGACATGGCAGACAGCAAAGGACATGGCTTCGATGATGCAGTTTGTACTCGATTATGATGTTGACCCGCTCGCTGTAGAAATCGTCGGAGTATATGACGATGGGAAATATGCATTTGCCGGCGCAATGGACTTGATTGCTTATATGACAATCCGGATAAAAGGATTCCATGGCGAACTGTATAAATCAGGAGAGAAAAAAGGTGAGCCTAAAGAATCCATCAAAGAAGAGCGTGTCCTGGCACTCGTTGATTTTAAGTCAGGGAAAAGCGGCTTTTTTGACGATTATACAATTCAACTTCATATGTACAAGCTAATCTGTGAGTATTCGCTTGGAATCAAACCTGAGCGTTTATTCAACGTAGCTCCGAACGACTGGGAGATTGAACCAACTTACAGTATTAAGGAGCAGTCGGATTCAAAACTTGCTTACAAGATTCCATTCCTGCTGGGTGAGTTCTACGTGGACTACGAAAAGCCAAACAATCTTTTAATAATTAACGGGAAATTCAACGGCGACGGCAACCTTGCATCGAACTGCAGGTTTGTGCCTGCCGGTGAGTTTCTCTATAATAAACTACACAAAACGGGAGTTTGATATGACGAATGAAATTGTTCGCTTCGAGGAAGCGAAACAACAAATTGCCACGATGGCAGCCAAGTGTAAAAACATTGTCGTTAATTCGAGAGAATCACTCGACTTTGCCAAGACACTCGCCAAAGATGCCTCGAAAATTGAAAAATTTATCGAGGACCGCAGAAAAGACTTAACCAAACCTTTGGTTGACCAGAAACGTGAAATTGATGACTTCGCAAAAAATCTTACCAAAGAATTAAACGAAGCCATCAAGACCGTCCGCGAACAAATCAAGAACTTTGAGCTCGAACTTGAAAGGCAAAGACAGGAAGAGCTTCGAAAATTAGAAGAACAAAAAAAGCAAATCGAAGAAGCTCAGAAAAAGCAAGCCGAAGAAGCTCAAAAAACCGATGGTGTTCATTCACCATTACCGAGTATTGATATGCTCTGCATCAGAATGAGGGAAAAGGAACTCGAGCAGGACCGCTCAAAATCACTCAGGAAGATATGGAAATTTGAAATCACGGATGCTATACTTATTCCACGTGAATATCTCGTTCCGGACGAAAGAAAAATCTCTGCTGCCGTTGCTGCCGGTATAAGAGAAATCCCTGGCGTTCATATTTACCAGGAAGAGCAGCTCGTTTTAAGATAATTTTTAATTCACTATTTAAAAACATTAATTAAGGAAACATTACAATGGATAATACTGGCTTTCAACAAGAATCACACTCGCTCTACTTCAAAACTAAGGACGGGAAAATCGTCGTTACAATACGGAAGGATAGGCTCGATGATTATTCAGACATAGCCCAAATCGGAAAATTACATGAATATCTAAACAAAGAAGGCATACCTGTCGTTGACATCCGGCTCGACAGTTTCACAGGCCACTTAAAATCAATTAAAGTCATCGAAACCACATTTGGCAAGGTCTGGAATATCACTTTTACCGATAATAGCGGGCGCCAATATGCCTGGTCAACTTTTTATGACGGGATGCTGATACAAGGGTTTGTAAACGCACTCGCATCTATAGAAGATTCCAAGATAGGCTTAATCAAAATCCTGCCATGGCTTGATAGCAAGGCAAAAACTCCAACTACAAAACTTGTCGTTTATCATAATGATAATAAATTAAGCTGGAAATATAAACCTGAGGAACTTCCTCCAATCACCCCGCTCAAAGATGAAAACGGAGACGAATTGTTTGATGCTAAAGGCAATAAACTTTACAACAAAAAGGCGCGGATGAAGTGGCTCATAGACGAAGTTATGAAAATCGAGAAAATTCTCAATGGCAATGGCTCCTCGAAAGGCACAAAGCACGAAGTTAAGGAAGAAGATGTTGTTGGCCCCGAGGTAAACGAGGACACTCAACCGTTTTAATTATTAATAATCCACTACCGGCACGGTTGCTCCTCTTATATGTTGCAGGCTGTGCCGGTAAATTAAAGGAATTGTTATGTCTAAAAGCGATTTCAAAAAGATGGTCAAGTTGATTAACAAAGGCAGGCTGGAGCCAACAATAAAAATCATTAAGGATGTTGAGATGATTACGGCTTTCGGTAGAAAAGGAAGCAGCCGGAAACATGACGTTTACAATTTGAAAAAGCCGATTGAACTGGAAAAATACAATGAACTGTTAAGAGGAAAGAAGTAACTCATGATATATCCGGGCGGAGTGTAATTGTTATTCCCTCGCAATTTAGACGTTAAGACTGCCCGGATTTTTTAAGAATAAAATTTTTATGGCTAAATATAAACAAAATGAACTATTTCCAAAAGCGGATGACAAGTATTTGATTTTAGCCAGGTCAGTGAAATTTAACGATAAACCGGAATACAAAACAAATTTATTTGATTTAATTAATGCATATCGAATTATAAATGAAAAACAAAATAAAAGTACGAGAAATAAGAAAAATTAAAAAAACATCATGGTATCAAGTTTATAAAGATGATACTAAAGAACGACTACAAAGCAGTTTGGACTATATAATTATTCACCATTCAAGACATACATTAAGAATGAGGGTTATTAGATATATAATTGAAAATGAAAGGGGCTAAATGAAATATATTTTAATGTTCATAATTACTTACAGCTTGTCTGCTCAAACTCCTTATACAATCGGTGAGTATTGGAAGTACAAGCATTGTGATATTATTCAGACATTTAAACGTCTACCTTTGACAAAGCATAATGTAGCTCTTGCGATTAAAGCAACCGGCATACAGCATCCTCTCATCGTGTTTAAACAGGCAATATATGAGAGCGGGCACCTCAAATCTAATTTAGCTGTCATCGGAAACAATTTGTTTGCCATGAAAAAAGCAAACGGCCGGCCGTGCTATGCCCTAAAAGATACATACCATGGCTACGCAGTGTTCTATCATTGGATATATTCAATTTGTGATTATAAGTTGTGGCAAAACTGCCAGGTAATCAAGGGCGATTATTATTCCTATTTGTTAAAAAGGAATTACGCTGTTGATGAGAATTATATTAAGAGATTGAAAAGTATTAAAATTACTAAAAATATCAGAAAAATATTAGAATGACAAACGGTTCATTATTTTCAGGCATTGGAGGTATGGATAAGGGAGCAGACGATGCTGGGATTAAAACAAAATACTTTGTCGAGAAAGAACCTTATTTTAGATATATTTTAAAGAAACGATTCCCTGGTACATTGATTTATGAAGATATTAAAAGAATTAATCCTTGTGAATTGCCTGACACGGATATTCTTTCTGGTGGGTTTCCTTGCCAGGATATATCGCAAGCAAAACCTAATGGATTGGGATTGTTGGGAATAGAATCAGGACTATGGGATTATTATTTGAATATTATTACTATTAAAAAACCTAAATATGTATTTATAGAAAATGTTGCAAACATCAGAACAAAAGGACTCAGTACAATTAGACGACAGCTTACCTCACTCGGCTACGTGGGATGGCACAGACGTATTTCCGCTCGACAATTTGGATTTCCGGATAGAAGGTGGAGAATCTTCATTGTGGCTGCCAACTCCGACAGCATCGGATGCAAGAAGATGGAAATATTCGATAAAAAATTTAGCGAAATCTTACTGGAGAAAGCAAAAATGCAAACTTTATCAAGCAACGAACTTGCCGGAATATCTGGCGGCGAATTTTGGAGTGAAGTTTACCCCAGGATTGTACGAATTGATAATGGGTTTTCCAATCCTATGGAGCGCATCAGAGGACTTGGAAATGCAGTCAAACCTATTCTTGCAGAAATGATTTATAGAACAATTATTGAATTTGATAAATTTATTAACAATAAAATTGACAATGAAGTTGAAATTGAAGCTATTGAAGTAAAATCAATTGAAGAATTATTAAAATATTTGGAATCGGTTTACAGGAATAAATATGAGCTATACTATTAAATCATGTTTTGATCCAGCGCAAGTATTAAAGTTGGATATTGCGAAAGATGATGATGGTAAGTTCTTACTACTCAAATCCTGGGATGATGATATTGCCGATGGAATTACGATTGCATTAAATGAATATCAAATTAAGAAGTTAAAAGTTTTTATAAGAGAAATTTTGAAAGATGGAAAAAATAATCCAAAAATTAAAAAAAATTCCAAGAGACAAACTTTACAATGCTATCGCCCGGATTTTGACTGATAGAGATTGCCTTAAGGATGATGTACATTACTCAGGCATCCAACAAACTGACTCAGGCAAGTGGCGAGCTGCAGTCAAGGTAAAAGGGCACACAATAGTATCGCCGGTTGTCAAAGAGCCTGGCGATGCATTAATAATTAGAGTTGCTATGGAAAAAGTCAAACAATGTTACACAAATAATAATTAATAATATGCTGCGAACATTTGAATATAATGAACATGGAGTTTGCCTTAACCCTATCATCGAGACAATCATTGATGACAATTATTTTCTTATAGATATTACATTGGCTTTTTTTGTACAAGATTGTAAATCGAGATGGACTAACGGATTAAGACTTAATTGCCGCAAACTTTATGACCATGCTCCAATACACGGCAGGAATTGGCCCGTAATGAAAGACGGAAATACAATTTTCAATACCAAAGAAGAAGCGATGCTCGATATTTTAGTTCCAATACTCAAAGAATTTAAAGAACACATTAAAGTTCTTGAATCTAAAATTCAAATTTTATCTAACAACAATTTAGGAGAAATTACTATGAAAAAAAAGACATTCAAGTCCACACAACAGATGGCTGAATTAACAGCACCTTCTTCGGAAGCTGCCAGGATTAAAAAATTCTTTGGAGATGACCAGCCTAAAGAGGATGATGGCGACGTTATTGTCGAAGATGATATTATCGAAGATGAAACTTTTAACGATGAAGATAATGATGAAGTCGAAGACGACGACTATACCGAAATCAATGATGATGCTGAAGATGATGATGTTGAAGATTGTGATATCGTTGAAAACTATAATACTGAAGAATATAGATGTAAGAATGAAAAATTAAACGACAATTTATCTGAAGAATAATAGGAAATTCAATGTCGAATATTTATATAGACAAACAACTAAACTGTGTTAAACGTGAACTGGCTCTTCGTTATTCAGTTTATCCTGGCTTTATCCAAAAAGGCAGGATGACGCGTGAAGAGGCTGATTATGAAATTGATTGTATGACGGCTGTTAAAAAAACGCTCGAATCTATCATAATTGAAAAGGAAAAAATTATACAAATTAATATGTTTGAAGATACATCGGAGTTACCAAAATGTCAAAAGTAATTTATTTCGATACGGAAACCACGGGTTTAGATCCGGTAAAAAACGACATCATACAACTTGCCTGCATTATCGAAATTGATAACCAGGTTGTTGATGAATTTGAATTTAAAATTAAGCCGTTTGATTTTCAGAACATATCACAGGAGGCACTCGATGTCCACGGCTATACTTTGGAAATGCTCAGGGAGTTCCCGGGTCCTGATATTATTTATAACCAGCTTATTGCCAAACTATCAAAATACATTGACCGGTACGATAAAAATGACAAATTCATTCCTGCCGGTTTCAACGTTAAATTCGACATGGACTTCTTAAAGCAATTTTTTATCAAGAACCAGGACGTTTATTTCGGTTCTTACTTTTCATACAGGTTTGTTGACCCGCTTTATTTCATTTATTTTTTGAACTATTGTAATACTATAAATTTACCTAACTACAAGTTAATAACTGTGTGCGAGCATTACGGAATAGGAATATCAGCACACGATGCCCTAAGCGATATCCGCGCGACAAGGCAGCTTATCAAGTTGTTTGTCAATAAATTTATCGTCAAAAACGATTCGTCAAAGTTAACTCAACTTGGTTATATGGTATTTAATGGCGATGTGGTATTGAATGAATTCCTGTCGAGCGACATTAATTTTAAGAAAGCCAAAGAATTGATTGAAAGTATTTAAGAATGAAATATCATCATTATATAAAACAAGCTTGTTATAATTGGTTGAAACTCAATAACAATAGACGCGGATTTTATTCTTTTGCCAGGCAACTTGCTTGTGATATTATGATAAAATTTGATGATGACAGATATATTTATTGGAAAAAATGTGACGGGAACGATTATCCTTATGCACATTACAATTTTATTCGCTCATTAAAAAATCTGACGAATAAGATGTTAGAAGAGCAAATAATTACAAATTAAATTTTCAATTAAATTAGTATAATGACAATGGAAACAAGCATATCGCACAATAAAGAAATTGAAGATTTTGTTTTGTGGATTTTAGATACTGGCTGGCATTATTCAACTCGTAAAAAGGCTTGGTTTAAAGGAAATAGTACATATTACTCGTTTCAAGAGTTATATATTCATTATATACATGAGAACAAGGAAAAAACAACAATAATCCCTTGACTTTTAATATAAATAGTGTTAGGTTAGACATTAAATTATGAGCGAAATTAAAGGCACAAACAAGGCATTCTTTTACAGCTTCAGTAAAGATGAAGCTGAAGAATTTATTGATTTGTTTAATAAAAAAGAACTTACTGAAGAAAAAGCGAAATCGCTCGGAAAATTTGTGGGGATGATAAGAAAAATTAAAAAAGGTGTGATAGCTATTTTTCCAAATTTTAATTAGGGGTCCGGCTGGTATATGGATTTTGAATTAAGCATTAACAAGAATATTATTGATAAAGGCGACCCGCGCTCTCGCGGATGGAAAAATGTAAAATTTACGACTGACGAACTTGCGAAACATATTAAAAGCGGCTTTGCTTTCTCCCAGGGTGTCCTGAAACAAGCTGCCGGCTCAGGCAAGCCTCAAACTATTGACATCGAGAAAGCCCAGCTTCTCCCCATAGATATTGACAATGAACTTAAAGTTTACAGCCAGGTTACTAAAAAATACGACAAGGTTAAGAAAAGACTGTCTGAAGGTTATTTTGCCTTCCAAGACGCAATAGAAGACACGTGGCTGCAGGAAAACGCCCTGTTGCTCTACACCTCCCCTTCGCACACGGACCAGCATAATAAGTTCCGTATCGTTTTCCTGCTTCCGGAAATAATTACCGATGCTGCCAAGTACAGTCAAATCTCAGCAGCTTTTATTGAGAAATACGATGCTGACCGGAGCTGTAAAAATATAGACAGGATGTTCTTCGGAAACACAAAAGCCGAAGTTATAATTAATTACAGACAATTAAACCTGGCGGACCTTAATAAAATTGTAAGCAGCGTTAATGCTGAGGATGATTTTAAACCTTCAAAAAAGAATGACCCTATAACCGAAGAGCAGGCAGCGGAACTGTTAAAACACATTCCCACACAAATGGATTACATTGATTGGGGTAAGGTAGTATCCGGTATCGGCAATACTTTTGACGAGCCAACGGCTATACGGCTCATTGATAACTGGTCTCCGGATGACCAGAAAGGAACGAAGTACCGCATCCAGCACCGCTCAAAACGTCCGACGATTGCCTCGGTTATCTGGCTTGCCAAATATCATGGATGCGATATAACCAAAGTCCTGGAAAAACATCAGTCTGTTTTGGGTATAAAGAAGTCGAATGGGAATAATGGAGGCAGTGATAACGAAAAAGATGGTCATGGGAAAGAATCGAACTTGTTTAATTATAAAAAGAAATGTGAAATAGACATCATCGAGGAATACCTCGATAATTATTATCAGCTTCGTTACAATATTGTTACTTCGCATGTCGAAATTATGAACAAAGATACGAGTGAGCGGTGGCAGGAAATTGACGACAGGTTTGTTGACAGCCTGCTTACAAAATTTCACAAAATGAATTACAAATTTACACACAACAAATTCGAATATGTTTTAAACTCTGACTTCGTAAGAGATTATCATCCTTTCAAGGATTACTTTAACAATCTTCCCGGGTGGGATGGTGAGGATTACATCCAACAATACATTAATTTGATTGAAGTGCCTGATGAACAAAAAGTTCTATGGACTACTTACTTTACTAAATGGATTATCGGTGTAGTGGCGTGTGCAACCGAAAGAGGACTCAATCATAACTGTATAGTTTTTTCCGGCTCTCAGGGTATCGGTAAAACAACTATAATCGGACGCCTCATACCTGAGCAACTTCAGAAGTATTATTCCATAAGTCAAATTAATCCGAACGACAAAGACTCTAAAATTGATTTTTGCGAATCATTCATCATCAATCTCGATGAGCTGGAGAGTGTCAACCGTGACGAAATTGGGCACCTTAAATCTTTAATGTCAATTGACAGAATCCGTGTACGCAAACCTTACCAAAAGCGAAGCGTTACGCATCCGCGACGTGCCAGTTTTATAGGCTCGGTTAACAAGGCTATGTTCCTGGGAGACCTGACCGGCAATAGAAGATTCCTTGTGGTTGAAACAAATAAAATTAATTTGAGCAAGACTATTAATGTTGACCAGCTTTATGCTCAAGCATTAAGCTATCTGAACGACGGATGGAAATATTGGTTTTCCGGGAGCGACATAGACAACATTTCTTTGAGCAACATTAAATATCAACTTATAACGCCGGAAGAAGAAATTATACAAAAATTGTTTGATGCTCCTAAAATTGAAACAAACAATTCTTATGACATCGATAAGATTGTTACGGTTAATATGTATCAATATATGACAGCTACCGAAATTTACGATGCAATTCAAAAAGAAACATCAATCAGGCTAAGTTATACTAAATTAGGGCAGATATTAAAGAATATGGGATTTAAACAAGTGGTAAGACGATTCAATGATAAAATAAAACGCGTCTATGTAGTAAAAAAAGCCGATGAAAAACAGGAATCTTTGTATAAAGAAGAAAGCAAATTTTAACAAACATTACAGGCTGTTACAATATGTTACAGACAAAAGTTACAAACTAACTGCCTAAAAAATCAAATACGTTACATATTGTTACAACTTATATATATAAATAAATAAACAAAATAGAGAAAAGGACACATGTAAGCAAGGACATGTAAGTAAGGATAGAGAACAGGAAAAGAGTATAGGGAAATTTTGGTGCAACATTGTAACAAAATTTGTATGTGTTTGATATAATAAATAATTAGAGCGTTACACCTGTTGTAACGGATTTGTAACACTTGTAACAATATTTAATGTCTTTGATAAATAAAAAGTTAAATATAAAATGACAACACTAAAATCACAATATGAACAGCAAATTGCTGAATTGGAGTTGAAAAATGACGACGAGTCAAAGTTGCAAGTGAGAAGGCTAAAAACAAAAATCACCTCCTTACTTGCAACTTCCGGTGAAGAAAATAGATCCTTGCTTGCAACTTTTGAGTTGAAGGAAAATATAAGTAAGGAAGAATTGGAAAAAGGAAAAAAAATCAACATTGAGGAGTTGCGGAAGCTCATCGAGGAAAAAGAGCGGCTCAAAGAGATGGTTGAAAAATTTAAGTTTGAGGATGCTGCTGCTGAACTGGTTGAGGTTGAGAAAAAGATAAGTGAGTTGGAGAGCAAACTGAATTATAAGGAAGTTAAAAGTTATAGTTGTTGGGAATCCGGTTTGTTGGTGCAAAAATTTAAGTGGGACAGCGATAATCAAATTATCGAGTTTGATGATGGCGTCCGGTATTCCGAAGCTGAGATATTAGAGATATACGAAAGGAAAATTAAGGGTGAGGAACTTAAAAAGCTTCATCAGTTCAAAAAAATGTTTCCAGGAAGATTTATGAAAGATGGTTATAGTGAGCAAAACGAAGTTAAAATTAATGAAGGGATATACTTGTGAAAATTGTTTATATCGCTCATCCTCTTGGCGGGGATGTTGAAGGAAATTTGGATAAGGTGATTCAGATTATCCGGAAAATAAACCTAGAGGAGCCGGACGTGGTTCCGTTCGCTCATTATTTTGTTGACTGCCATGCTCTGAACGATAACGAACCGGAAGAGAGAGAGCGAGGCATAAAGAATGATATCGCTTTATTCAAAAAGAGGTTTATTGATGAAGTACGCTTGTATGGCGACAAGATAAGTCCGGGAATGAGAGAGGAAATAAAGTTGGCTCATACGCTCGACATTCCTGTAAAACCGATGACGGATGGCACGTTAGAAGAATATGACTCGATTTGTATTAATTATATGACAAATTTTAAATAATGCTTCGTTCATATCAAATAGAATTGGCTGAAAAAGCTTTTAAGATTCTCAAGGAATTGAAGATTGTCTATCTCGCCATGGAAATGCGGGTTGGCAAAACTTTAATTGCTATGAAAACCGCGGAGCTTATTGGAGCAAAAAAAGTGCTGTGTGTTACGAAAAAGAAGGCTATCAATTCAATTCAAAACGATTATCAAAGGGAAGGTTTTAAATTCAGATTGACTGTGATTAATTATGAGCAGCTCGACAAGTACGGGCCGGAATATGACCTGGTGATCGTGGACGAGGCTCATTCTACTGGTGCATTTCCGAAGCCGTCGAAGCGGACGCAATTGTTGAAAAATATAATCGGTTATAGTTATTTGATATTGCTATCCGGAACGCCATCTCCGGAAACTTATACTCAGCTTTATTTTCAGTTTTGGATATCTATGCACTCTCCTTGGGAATGGTCGAATTTTTATAAGTGGGCACATCAATTTGTTGACATTAAAGAGCGAGTAATCAGTAGTCATCGAATCAGGGATTATACGAGAGCTTACAAGGATAGAATTATGAATGTCCTTGAAAAATATTTTGTTCGATACACTCAGGAAGAAGCCGGATTCCAACAAAAAGACATTAAAGAGGAGATAATATTTGTGGATGTTGACGACAAGTTGAGGCTCTTAATTAAATTACTTTTAATGAACCGGTATTATTTATTTAAAGATGGCAACGAAATTGTATGTGATACTTCAGTGAAATTGCAAAATAAAATTCATCAAATTTGGTCAGGAAGCATTAAATTAGAAGATGGGAATTATAAAATATTAGATTGCTCAAAGGTTGAATATATAAAACAGCATTACCAGGGGAAAAAAATTGCAATCTTTTATAAATATGTTGCAGAAGGTGATATTTTAAAAAGAGAATTAAAAAATTGGACTGATAGTCCTGAAGCATTTAATAGGGACCCGGGGAAAATATTCATAAGTCAAATTCAATCCGGCTCGATGGGAATTAATTTATCGTCTGCAGATGTATTGATTTTTTACAATATTGATTTTTCTGCAACGATGTATTGGCAAAGCCGAGCAAGATTGCAGGCATTAGAAAGAGAAAAGACGCCATTAGTACATTGGCTTTTTTCAAAAGATGGCATTGAGAAGAAAATTTACGATGTGGTATTAAAAAAACGTAGCTACACAACTTATTATTTTCAAAAACATTATTTAAAGGAAAATTGTAGTGCCAAAAAAAGTTATAATTAAACCGGGGGATAAATATGGGAGTTTGGTAGTAATACAAGAATTACCTAAAAGAATTTATAAAAATAGCGAAACAACAAGATTGTTTGAGTGTAAGTGTGATTGTGGCAGGACGAGAACAATATCAATAAAACATTTAAGAACAAAAGGAAGGAGCAACTGTATATGTATAAGAAATAAAAAGCTTACTACTCACGGAATGGCAAAAACACGATTGTATAAAATTTATATTGGCATAAAAACAAGGTGTTATAATAAAAGACATATTTCTTATCGAGATTATGGCGCTAAGGGTATTATTATGTGTGATGAGTGGCTTGATTATGAAAATTTTTTTAAAGATATGGGAAAAGATTATAAAGATGGGCTTTCAATTGAAAGAATTGATCCAAAAGGAAACTATGAATCTGCAAATTGTAAATGGATACCATTGATTGAGCAATCTAAAAATAAAACCAACACTATATATGTTGAATATAAAAAAAACAGAATAAAATTAATAGATTTAGTTAAGATGTTTGAAATTAATTATAACAAATTATACGAAAGAATTTTTATTTACAACAAATCTGTTGACGAAGCAGTTGAAATGGGGAAATAAATGGTAAACAAACTTCAAAGCAAAATATTAAAGTATCTTAAAGAGATTGGAGCTTATTCTGTAAAAGTTGTACGTGCGAATAAGGATGGAGTGCCTGATATTGTCGCCTGCTTTGAGGGTAAATTTTATGGATTTGAAATTAAGAGTGGAAGAGACAAGTTGAGGGCTCTCCAGGATTACAATATTAAGGAAATCAGAAAAGCCGGCGGGAAGGCTTGGGTAATTTACGATATTGAGGATTTTATGAACGCAATGAGAGAGGAGCAGATAATATAATTGAAGGTTACGGTGATGTTTATGATGTTTTGAATAGATGGCTTGCAGCTTGGAAAACAAGAAATTGGGATATGATGTTCGAATTGTGTACAGAGACCTGGCAGGCGACTCACCAGGGCGTAAAAACTTATAATAGACGCGAATTATTGATAGAGCAGCGTGCTGTTTTGGGCTTAGAGCCTTTGCCTGAAGACGAATTGAGTAAAATAACATGGACTGTTATCATCATCCAAAAACTTTATGTGAAGCATTTGTTTGAAAATATAAATCTTTTGGATTGGAAGATAAAAGCAAGTGAAGATGTTTCGGAATATATGGTTGATATCGAGGTTGAAACTGTAGAAAAATTAAAAAAGGTAGAGAGTGGAATTAAAAGAACCAGGATAGTAAGATTGATAAAAGAGGAAGCAGCTTATATGCCATCACATCGAGGCAAGTGGGGTGTTAATCCGTTGTCTGCGTTAAGAATAAAACAGTTATGAACTATAAATTTTAAGGGGTTGTATGAAAAAAGAAGTTTTAAACAAACTGCTTGGAAGAATTGAATTAAGGGACCTGAATCAGGATGAAGCCTTATTGTCTGAAATTCTGGGCATGGATGCTGTGAAAATCCTAGTTGAAAACGATGTGAACGATTTATATATAAAAAAGATTTATGGTTTTAAGCGAGTGATTAAAGATTATATTAAAGAAGAACTGGATTGTAAAAGTCAAAAGCAAATAGCCAGAGAATTAGGTCTGTCTAAAAATTATATGCGAAAACTGTTAAGGGAGTTAAATTGTGAAGAGGCATAAATGGATGGAAGATGATATTAATTTTCTAAAAGAAAATTATCATCGAATGAGTATAAAAGGGCTCGCTAAGGAAATGGAACTTTCTTTTGTACAGGTTCAATCTGCATTAAAAAGATTTAAAATAAAATTAACTAAAGAAGAAAGATTAGAACATAACAAAAAAAGGATTCAATCACGGTGTCATAATTGGACAGAAGAAGAATTAGAATGGTTAAAACGGAATTATGGAAACTTGACAGCGAATGAATGTGCTGAGTGGTTAAAAATTACCAAGTACCAGGTAAAAAACAAAGTAAATAAAATTGGATTGAAAGGTAATCCTGAAAATTCAAAACTACATCATTTTGGAAATGGTAATCGTGGGTATGTAGCACCGAAAGGGACACATATTAGTCCGGCAACTGAATTTAAAAAGGGACACTTACCACAAAACACAAAATATAATGGTTGTATTAGTTATCGAATGGATAAGAGGGCAGGTGCTATTTATAAATATATCCGGTTGGAAATGGGTAGATGGGTACCGGTGCATCGTTATTTGTGGGAAAAGAAGCATGGTGCCATTCCACCTAAAACGGTAATCACATTTAAGGACGGCAACCAGATGAATTGCAGGCTTAGCAATCTCGAGCTTATCCCGATGTCAGAAAATATAAAAAGGAATAGGAATTATGAAAGTGATAATTATCTTGCCGCCAGGCTTACACATAATGATAAAAATTTAAGAAATGAAATTAAAAAGCACCCGGAAATTATTGAATTAAAAAAACTACAAAACGAATTAAGGAGAATGATTGATGAGTATCTTAAACCAATTGGAAAAGATGAAGGGAAAAATATTCCTTTGGAATGCCCATCAGCACCGGATAATTGATGTGCTGAACGGAGACGATTTTATTATCGTTTCTACCGATAGAAAAATTTACCGTAAAACAGCAGAGCAATGGCAGTCAGTAATTGACGAATTCCTGCCGGTTGACAATTCAAAAATAAAGCTGCCTGCGAAGGCTGATGATTCAAAATCAGAATTGGCTGTGCCTGTTAAAAATAACAATACCGAGGTCGTTATCTATGATAATATTATATCGAAGAATCTTACACCACTTACCGAGACAGTAAGGGATTCGATTGATAAATTAAAGAACGATGGTTCGTTCATCAAACAGGCTGACGCTATCAATCGCAGTATCAACACAATGATTAACCTGGCGAAGCTACAACTTCAGGCATATTCTTTGAGTAAGAAAAATGGTGGGAGTGAAAGTTAAAATTGTTATATTTGAGATATGGAAAAAGATAATCGGGAATTTTTTTGTTTGTTTTTTAGCGACTTACAAACTATTTTTAAAAAATCAAAAAAAAGACTTGACAAGCTGTTTCAAATGTATTATATTGCATCTGTAATTAATTTCAATTTTAAAAAACGAGCAGAGCCAGCTCGAAAAAAACAGGCAGGAGAAAAAAATGGCACTATCAATAGAATCAACAGGGCTCTACACTTCAGAGAGACATGCAGAAGCGAAAGAAGAAGGCAAATTAACCGCAGGCGAAGCAGCCAAACTGCTGTCAAAAAAATTAAAACAAAAAATATCAGCAAAAGAATTGGTCGAAGCCCATACAGTCATATATGGCCGTGAGCCAGAATGGCATCATTCGGGCTTTTACAAAGCAGCGGGTATGCGAAAAAAAACAATGGGGAGAACCTTCTTTTTTGAAGTTGACGAGTTAGATGTCCTTGCTGGACAATGGGGCTTATTGGAGACAAAAAGAGAGCATAGAAAAGCAGTTGAAGAACATGCGAAATTAGAAAAATTAAATTTTTTAAAAAGTATAGTTGGCGGCTACAAAGCAGAAGCAGCAGCCAAAGGGTATAAAGAGGGGTGGGTATATTACAAATTGAAAGAATATTGCGATGACTACCAGCTACTAAAAGAAGCTTTAAAATAATTATTGTTAAAAAAAATGAAAATATCAAAATTTTTATTATGCGAAAACCCACTCGCCGACCAATCGGATGGGCGGGTTTTTATTTTACACACCCGTCAGCCTGTCATACTGGCTGAATGTTTTCATTTTGAATTGCCCGATTATTCGAGCGAAGAGGAAATGGAAGCTGATATTTTAAAATGCAAGCTCGTCTTCAATACAGGTTCGACATTAGATTATCCACCCGAATACATAGTGTTAGGGGCTATTTGGATTGAAAGCGGCACAGAAGCCACCCAAGAGGCAGCGGACGGGCTCGCAGGAATCATGCGTCGCATGGCTGATTGGTATAAGTCTTATTTGATTTGGGAAGATTCACAATAAACATTTAAACACAATATAATTACCTCACCACCCTATTAAATATCCTAACAAAACTTTCTTCTATATCTTCTATAACCTCAGGAGGCAGTTCCGATGGGAATATCGGACGCGGCGGCATCTTATCCGTACCGAAATGTAAGTATGGAGCGTAAAAAATATTCGTACCAGTTTCCACATAATCCGCTCCGATGTTAGAATGAATTGAACCAGACAAACCTGCATCGCCGGCTCGACGCCTTAAAATCCTGATAGGATAAAACTTCTTTCTGATTCGTTCAGCTATCGTTGAGGGAGCCAGGTCAAACCACTTGTAACCGAAACTTTTTCCACCGCGTCCCCCCAGGTACCTGCCTTCTGTTTGGAATTGCCTGGCGACAGCATTGTCCATTATCTTTGCGATTGCAACTAAGAAGCTCCGGTTAGTGCTGCCTGATGTCAAAGCATTGAAGTAATCCTGGAGAATAAAATTTAAATCATGTATGAATTCATTAACCTTAATATCCATCATGCCCTCCGCCTCGGTTTGATTTGTTTGACAAGCTCTGCCGGCAAGTCTTCAAAATCATTTTTGCTCAGCGGTAGATTTGGCAGCCTTTGAAAGTGCGGGTCATTCCAATACTTCTTAGGAATATCTTTGATATTGACAACCTTCAAACCCATTCTCTTTCTTTGCGTCTCGCTAATTACAACCCAGATTGTACGGCAGTGAAAGTGCCGTGGCGAGTATGCATACTTCAGGTTCGGGTCATTAATCTTAATAACCAAATTTGATAAGTAAAGAAACCTGCAAATTGCCGTTGTCTTTTTGTCCATGATTACGACTGGCCTGAGGTAAGGGAAATCCTGCCAGTCCTCAAGCTGCAGTTTTAATCTGCCAGCGTTATATGAATTGGAAATGTTCTGAGTAAGCACGAGTTTTGCGTGCCAGTCAGGAAGCTTGAGCAAGTCTTTTATCTTTTCTTTAAATTCTTTCAAAGGCAATCCTTCGTTGAGAGCTTTCAGAATCAGGTCCCGGACGTATTGCAGGTTCTTAATATTCGTAACGCCGGTGATAAGGAATACATCGTCTTTGATTTTTTTTAATGTATCCTTCCAGTCCTTTGATACGCGGATTCCCTTCTTCTGAAGATACTTCACAGCATCTTCCGAAGGCAATCCGAATGCGAATATTAATTCTTTTTCTGTTAGTGCCATTATTCTTTTTCGCTTTCAGCTAAATTAAAACCTGCCATGTCTGCCGTGTGCATCATCCTCATTAAGAAATCTTCCAAATCTTCAGTTGGAAGGTCAGGATATAATTTATACAAGTCATTTAGCATTTCTTTATAATCTTTTCCATTTTCGATAAGCTCAAAGATTGGTTCCAGCATTGCTTCTTTTATATCTTCATATTCTTTTGAATTTTGAAGATGTTCTTTAAACTTATCTATTTTCTTTAAATTATTTAAAGATTTTTTAATAAGTTTCCCACCTTTTTCTTTAAGCTGGATTATATTCCGCTCACTCATTTGAGGCTCTGCTTCGGTAGATGCAATCGCCGGTTTACCCATTGTGAAATATTCCTGGTCAATATTATAAGTGTCCTCGATGTATTCCGGATTGAATACCACGCCCAACTCAGTCAATACCTTGTCTCTTTCAGCCAAATCTTTTTTAATGTCCGTCTCTTCGTAGAACTTGAAGTATGGCATCTCCGAACCGGAAAAATTGAATTGATGGATTCGTTTAATCAACACATTGAATGTTTCCTCGACTAACCTTTTATCTTCGTTGATGACATATTCCTTTGCTTTCTCTGCTGCCTGCTCTTGTCCAAGCCGTCCGGGAGTGGCTGTTGAACTTGCTGTGTGTCCAAGAATGACAACGCTATTCTCAGCAGCACATCTCTCTCTCAGCGAATCGTAGATTTCGGAACTCAACCGCATACCAGGCGTTTCAAATTTTGATTCCTTCAACCATTCGGGATAGAGTATCACACCATCCTGAACCATCTTAATCAGGTCTTCCATAAAATCTTCGACTACATCCGTGTCCATACTTTGCATATATTGAGCAAGGAACCAGGGCATACCATATTTTTCGGTGAACGTAGCCCAAAATTTTAATGTGTTCTTTCTGAAAAAAGTATTCCAATAACACTTGGATAGAAGCGGCACTCCATACGGATTGTTGTACGTGGCTTCGTGTGTTGCTATGATAAATTTTTCAGGAGGGCACAGCTCTCCTTCCAATTTGTTGGTTTTTGATTTGAATCTTAGTTGATTGTTATTATCGAAGTGAAACCACTCACGCGGCTTTTCAATCATTGCCGGCAGCCAGTACTTGGTTTCATTTTTCCAAATCAATTCGAATATTTGATAGCCAAAAAGCTGTGCATCTATAATCTGATTCGTCAGGTCCTTGACCGGCAGGTCATAAAAATATTTCCGGATTTCCTTTCGTTCCGTTGCTGACGATTTACCCTGTTCGATATCCCACTCCAAAGAAAGCGTGCCGGACTTCCGAGCCTTGACATCGCCGTACAGATGGGTATCGTTCAATACTTCGCTGTATGCTTCGACTGTTTTACCCATCTTTTTGAGTACCGGGTCCGGATTCGGGAATAGATTTTCAAGAGCGAACCAGCCTCCGAACCAGTTATTGGAGGTTTGCCTGGTTACCATTTCGTTGGTTAACGACTGTCTGTTTACAGCGCTGACGGCTTCCTGGTTCTTCAGGTTTTTACCATTCGTTTGCGGCTTTTTTACGTTAGATAATTTTCTTGTTTTTTCCATATTAGTAACCTGCTAATTCTGATGATAATCTGCTTCTTTGTTTGCGTTCTTTATGGCTGCTGTTTGCTGAACGTTTTGGACCCGAGAACATAAAATATTTTTTAGCGAACGAGTAAACGGCATACCGGACAGCATCAATAAAATGGTCTCTAAATTTAACCGGTTCTTCTGTGATTGTGCCGTTCCTGTCTTCCTTGTACTTGTAATTTTTTAATTCGTTCTGGCCGTTGATTGAATTAATATCAATATACCAGGTTAATCTTTTCAGGAAGTCAATTCCATCCGACACGCTTTTATCCGCAGCGAGTATGTTAAATCCGGCTCTTCTGATTTCCTCGATACGCTGAGGTTCGGCAGCATCGGCAAAGATATAAGAGTTTTTGTTCGGAATATAAATTTTCAATAAGTCTATTAATTCAGCATTGGTCAGCTTGGTTTGATAGATTAATTCTTTTGTATATAATTCAGTCGGATTGAAAATACATTGAACTAATGCTGTTGGATTGTTGAATCCGAAATCCAATCCGTATATTGTCTCGCCGCCGACAGACCCACCGATACGCCAATTCCTGAATATTAGATTCGTAGGTGTAGCCCACTCACCGAGAGTATATATTTTATAAAAAGTCTTGTCTAATTCTTCTAATGCTTCCAACTCGTTTTTATATTCAGCATCAATAAATTTATTGTCTAAGTAAGTGGTATGCAGCTTCGACACATTAGGCTTTTCCGAATCAAAGAAATATTCTTTAATCCAATGATAAGCATCAATTGGATTGAATGTTAAAATATTTTGTTTGTAATATTCAGTGATTCCTCGCACGCGAAGATTAATCTGAAGGAATTCTCTCTTACTCAATTCTGTAGTCTCTTCAATCCACGAGCCGGTGATACCGGCGATACTTTTTAGCTTCTCAGGGTCATCTACTCCGACAGGGATGAAATAATTATTGTTAGGACCGATGATGGTTATTTCAGATTCCTTAAACCTGAACAAGTCCTGCAGCCCGTACATGCCAACCAAATCTTTAATTAATTGATACTGCGAATTGCGAATAGTCCTACCAACTTTACGGACCAGCATAATCCTATGATTGTGTTCTTTTGTAAATCTGACAAGCCATTTTTGTGCTGCCCATACACTCTTACCCGAACCCGCTCCACCCCACAAAATTAAATTTCTCGAATGGTCTTTATATGTAGGCATAAAGACATCATTGAAAATTTCAGGATGGAATGTGATTTGCATTATTATTCCAATGATTATTGTTAATATCATTCCATTTCTTCGGGTAATTTTACTTCGATGCTGCTTGTTTGTTTTGTTATTTCAGTCGGTTCTCCCCTGGCTTTTCTCTCAATGTCAGTAACAGTCGCCAGTTTCTCGGCTGCCCTAAAAAGTTTTTCTAAAAATATACCTGGCTTTTTAGCTAACCTTTCAAAATCAATTTTACCTTCTTTATATTTTTTTATATATTCAATAATAACCGTCATCAAAGCGTCTCCTGCTGCACTTGCTCTTTTTGCAGCTTTTTGATTCATTTCCTCGACGGCTTTTACTGTAGCTATTATTCTTTTTTCATCTAAGTATCGTTCCCATGCACGTATGCGGTCAGTCCAACGATATCTGACCGAGAAAGAAACTATTGTCGGCAGCTTCTTGTTTATTAATTGTGCAGCTTTTGCCATTGTACGCTCACTGCCAAGGTCTCTATATTCTTTAAAAGAACCCCATGCCGGCCAGGATTCTCCGGGCTGGATTTCCCATTCCGGTTTAATAAGTTTAATTTTACATTCCGATGCTTTTTTTGACATATTAATCGAAATATGATTTATTGATATTTTTTCCGTTAAGCATTACGACACATTCTTTGTTTTTATCTTCACAATATTTGATGTATCTTTTTACAATAACGTCGCAAAACTTAGGTTCAAGTTCCATTCCGAAACAAATTCTGTCAAGTTCATCTGCGGCGATAAGAGTTGAGCCTGAACCAAGAAACATATCCAATACAATTTCATCCTTTTGCGAACTGTTGTTAATCGCACGAGCAGCCAGAGCCACAGGTTTTTGAGTAGGATGAATATAATTAACGTTGTGGTCCCGGTTTATTTCCCAGATATTAATTTCATTGTTTGGACCAAACCATCTGGCACCGTCCCCCATTCCATTAACAGCCCCCTTGCCGGCAAATATACAAGGTTCCGATTTTCGTTTATAATGTACCCAGCTTAATGTAGCAACTTGTTTAACCCATTGTATTGGTACTTTGTCATAAGGAATGTCATTGAGCTCGAGAGCATTGAGTAATTCTCTGTAATAAATAGAGGCATGCCAAATATAATAATGCGACCATTCACCTAACGATTGTTTCGCTAATTTTAAAAAATCAAAAAGGAAAAGCTGATAATCCGCATCACTCATCTTATCGTGCCAGCCTGAGCAATCAGTCCAGTTTTTACCGGTATCTGAACGCTTTAAATTAAATTCTGCATAATTAATATTATACGGCGGGTCGGTAAAAAGCAGGGATGCAGTTTTCCCCTCCATTAGTTTTATAATGTCGTTTTCTTTTGTGGAATCACCACAAAGCAGCCTGTGTCCGTTAAGTTCGTACAAATCTCCGGCTATGGTTTTGGGAACTTCCGGAGGTTCTTCCTGGAAATCATCTTCATCAACTTCATTTAATTCGACGTCGAGAGGCTCAATTGTCAAATTAAGAAGTTCGCTGAATTCATCGTCAGTGAATGGAATTGTTATTTTTAAATCTTCCTCTCCATATTCCAGGACTAATGAATTTAGAATCGCAGAAAGCTTATTATCGTCTGGCTTAAAATCAGTTTCGTTCGTTTCGATAGTAATTCTTTGTGCTTCGGATAAGGATATTTTTCCATGGTCATAAGCCAGGACAAAACTTTTTGCAAGAAGTGTGAGTTCATCGAGCCGGTGATTACCGTTGATAACTTCGTAGTAGCCGGTTTCAAGTTCTCTTACATGTATATTTTCTATCTGTCCCCTTTTCTTTAAATTATTTCTAAGTCTTTCACTTTGGAATTCATCATCCGTATTATAATTCCAATCGGCTTTGACTAACAATTCAATTGGAAATATTTTATAATTATTAAAAATATTCTTTTCAAAATCAGGCACTCCAATTGTGTCTAACATTCTTATTGGAATGGCTTTTATTTTTTTTCTAAGCGATTCTAACGTTGTCATTTCTTTTAAATTTCTTTTAAATTTCTTTTAAATTTCTTTTAAATTTCTTTTAAATCTTGTTTAAATCTTGTTTAAATCTTGTTTAAATCTTGTTTAAAAACAACGCAAATATCACAAATATTCAGGGTCATTTAACAAGTCATATCACTTGTCATATGACAAGTCATATTACATGTCATATCACTTATCATATGACTTAAAAAGTGAACTATCTAATCATCTAATTTTGTTGTAATAATTTTAATTAAGGATATCGAATGCCTGATTACAGCAAAAACATAGGCACTTTTGTAAAAAAATTCGCAGATGATTCTGTCGAAGAGCCGCGTGAACTTTATCGCTTTCAAATATCCGACGAAAGTATTAATGTAAATGCCTGGCAACTCCTGACTGCCGGCGGTGATTTTACCGAGTACCTTTCCAATCCTCTTGTTTACTGGGCGCACGATACGTACTGGTCATATCCGATTGGAAGATGTGAAAATTTATTTGTCGAAGGCGGGAAAATCTTTGCTGACATCTGGTTTCATGAGGAAGATGAGCGAAGTATAATCGTTAAAAAATTAGTTGATGTTGGCATTATAATATCATGTTCCATTGGAATATTCCCACAATTAAAACTTGAAGGCAATCCGCTTCCTACCAATCTTGTCAACAAAACTTATTCTTGGGATAATACTTATACAATAATTCAACAATGGATTCTTAAAGAAATTTCCATTACCAATATCGGAGCGAACAAGAGTGCCCGCCTCAAAAAGAAACTTACTGAAGCAACTAAACAAGGATTAATGTCAGAGCAGGACGCCATACTTTGCTTTAATGCTTTACCTGACGAGTCCATGCTCTATACAAATTTCAATCACGATGAAAAAGCTAAAAATATAATTCAAAATCAAAATGAAGAAAGTAAAATTAATGATTCTCTAAATAATCAAGAGGTTGACATGACTCTCGAAGTCGAGAATGCGACACTGAAGAAGGACCTCGAAGCCGTGCAGAAAAGAGAAGTTGAACTTACCGAAAAGTTCAAAGCCCTCGAAGTACAGCAGAAGGATTCGACTTCAAAATTTTCTGAGCTTGATGCAAAATTCAAAGCTCAGGAAGCGGAGCTTGCAAAGCTAAAAGACGATAATCAAAAACTCAATCACACAAATTATGTGAACGAGGAAAAGTCTTTCTGCGAGAAGCTCAAATCGGAAGGCAAGCTAATGCCAAAAGAAAATGAGAATGACGCTATTGTCAGCTTGCTTGTCGAGTTGCGTGAAAACAACGACTCGGCATACAGGAATTACCAGTCCATTCTCAATGCACGCGAGCCGGTTGTAAAATTCGGCGAGGAAATAGCCGTGAAAGATAAAGCAATTGTGCCATCAGCCACCGGCTTTACGATGGCGGATGCCGAAGGGACAGGTCCTCGTAAACTCGAGTTCCATGCTTTTGTAAAACAAGAGGCTGCAAAGAACAATCATACGTTCAAGCAGCAGCTTGACATTGAAAAAACCAAGCTGAATGGAGGTGCATAATGGCTGTTGATAGAATTGAAAACCTGCAGGGGTACAACCCTATATTAAGCGAGGCAGCACTTGCTTATTTAAATTCAGCGTTCATCGGGACAGAATTATTGCCTATCGTTTCAACGAAATCCAAAAAGTTCAAATACCGTGTTTGGCATAAGGATAAGTTTAAGTGGTATGAAACCGAAAGGGCATTAAGAGCAGAGGACAACAAAGTAATGCCAGGTGACTTTTCGTATGTAGAAGCCGAGCTCGACGAACATTCGATTTCCGAGATACTCGATTACAATGAAATTGACGCTGCTTTGGATTTTGATTTGAAAGAAGATGCAGTTGAGACTGTTATGGGTATCATCGAGTTGAGCAAGGAAAAGAAAATTGCCGATTTGGTTCAGACCGCCGGCAACTTTACAAATAAAGTTGCACTCACAACCACTGGCTGCTGGTCTGATACTACAAATTCAGACCCTGAAGCCAACATTACCACAGGTAAGGATGCTATATTTGCGGCTGTCGGTCAATTTCCAACAGTTGCAGCCATGGGAATAGATACATGGTCGCTTGTAAAAGCTCATCCAAAACTTAAAAATCTAATATTCGGAACAAATAATTGGGGTGTTATCACTGAAGAATTATTTGCAAAGCAGTTTGGATTTCAGAAAGTGGTGATTGGCGCCGGTTGGTATGACCTGGCAGGAACCGTTACAAAATTGTGGAATGATAATTTTATAATGGCGTGGGTTCCAGTTCTGGGAGCGGGCGAGACACAAAAAAGAGGGCGCCCGTCTTTCGGCTATACATTCTCGCGTGAAAATTTCCCTGTTGTTGACGAACGTAATCCGGACAATGACCCGAAATTGACTGCGGTCAGATGCACTCAGCAATTCCTTTCCAAATTGACTTTGGAAACAGCCGGTTATTTAATCTCAAATACACAGGCATAACATGGAAAAGTCAAAATATAGGATTGTTGGGCCTGTATTTCAACATAATATTGGCGATATAATCGAATTGACTGAACATGAATATAACTCAATTCGGGAATATGTAAAGCCAATACCGAAAGTTGAAAAGCCAAAGCCGGCATTCGTGTCAAAACCTGTGCCGGTTGTTAAGCCAGGTAAATAAGAATTGATTTTGAAATAAAATTATTTATTAATTCATAAAAAAGGAATAAGTCATGGGTGTTATAAAGCCTGAACATGGAGGCAAAACCATTACTATAACCGATGCTCCAGCTCCTGTCGACAAGCAGCTATTTGTTGATGCTACAGGTGCAGCCGGTACTTCCGGTGATGATGTTGCCGGCATAAATATGCTCGACATTACAACTACTGGGAACGATATGACCGTTCAAATAAATGGAACGGCGCACGTAATCGCTGGAGCTGCATTGACTGAAAATGACCAGCTGCAATGCGGTACCGGCGGCAAGGCTGTACCTGTTATTGGTACGGGCAGGCGTGTGGCAGTTGCGCTTGAGACAGGTGCACTTAACGGTGTGGTGCTTGTCAAGATAATCTAATGCAGCAATTGCCTTTGTCGGTTTGCACAATCTATTCCGAAGATGATTCGGATAAGCTGAAGTATTGTGACGAGCCGCTGCCTGGTAATATCGAGCGGATAAAGTTGATGACACAGCCTTCGGGCGAATTCGGGATGAATTTGCCGGTTGTTAATTATCGAAATAAAAATTCGGTAAATGCTCTTTGGAAATACAAGACGAAACCGTTCGACACATTTTCGTTTTCCGATGCAAAAAATGCCTGCAAGTTGTTGGCATCGAGAGAATGGATTTTATACCTCGATGCCGACGATGTGATTCAGTGGATTGATTCTGACTTTCAATCTGTCTTTGAGCTTGGCAATGAATACGGATATGTTAATTGTACGGTTGTTTCTCATCGAGGTAACGACGATAAGCCTGAAATGGGTTGGCTCTGGGTAAATTCTCAAAGCCGGCTCTACCGGAATAAAAAGAATTTCAAATATATCTACCGTGTTCATGAGAATATTCTTCCTTCGATTCAGGCTGCCGGTTATAGTGGATTGTTCTCGGATATAATTATAAAGCACACCGGCTATAATGTATCCGACGACGATATGCTGAAAAAGATGTTGAGGAATTTGGATTATCTGTCTTACGATTTGCAGCATGATTACAAGGACAATCCTTATCTGAAACAAAAATTAAATAAAACTATTGAGGCAATTAAACAGTTAGGGTATTTTGATGGCATACAGCACAGCGAGCGATATAACAGCCAGGTATGATAACGAAATCATCAAAGATGTATCCGATAACAAAAGCACGGGTACCATCAATACTACTTTGCTGGATGTCCTGATTGCCGATGCTGACAGCCTGATAGATACTTACCTGCTCCAGGCATTCGATGTGCCGTTGACTACCGTTCCAACCATAATCAAGCTTTGCTCGGTTGACATTGCTCTCTATAAATTATACCGGAACAGGTATGACGATAAGATTCCAAAAGATATAATAAGCAGGTATGAAGAAGCAATAAAATTTCTCGAGCGGGCTGTAGAATTTGCCTTGAAAAAGGGAGTGAGCCTGCTTTCCGGTGTTTCGATTAAGAGCAATTTCACTCCGAAAGTACTAACATCAACGGTTGAACAGGTTTTTAGTCCGACTGTTATGGAGCAGTACTGATGTCGTTGGCTTTGCAATACGAACAGGAATTAGTTGATATTCTCCAGGCTCATTTGAACGATGTGCTTATCTCTGCTGAGTTGTTTGCCGGGAATGAGAAAGAAGAAGATGTTGCATTAAAAGCTGGCAAGAATGCGAAGGGAGCGATATTCGTAAGCTATGCAGGCAGGGAATATGGAAAGCCGCAGGGTAGAGTATATTATCCTGAAATTTTCTTTCATCTGATTTTGTTTTCCCGGGACCGCAGCTCGCACGATGGAATTTTAGAAATGCTCGACAAGGTTATTGACCTGGTATATCGTAATCAGTATAATTTAATTACAGATGGAGCAGTGCCGGTCAAGTCAGAGAAAGGTTATTTCATGGCAGTGCTTAGAGTGAGCAAGAAAAAGGTTTATCCGGAATCATGGACAGGTTAAAATTTTAGATGTGAAAAAACATTAACAAGAGGAATGGATTGTGGGAGATGAGTACGGTAAGACATGGGAGCAAAGCGAGATGTTGGTTAGGAGGAAATTAGATGACCATGATAAATTATTTGACAAATTGTTTCTTAAAATGGATAATATTATTAAATCAATGGAAGGTATTCAGACAACTTGCAAGTTAAGATATGAAGGTAAAAAAGAAGACAGGATGACGACTTTAAAAGTTATTGGAATCGTAAGTGGAATTGTTATCGGGATTGCGAGTATTGTGGCTGTACTGGTTACCAACTATCAAATAATAGAATTAATGGAAAAATGATTAAGATGAATATAGGCGACTGGGTACAGACTTGTATCTTATTGATTACGATTATTGCCGGTTATATAGCTTATAAAAAATATCAAAAAAGCAATTTAGATAGTCAAGCGAAAATGATTAGTGCTGCCGTTGAAAAGGCAATTGAATATACAAATACAATATCGCAGATAACATTAAAACAGGCGTTATTAGTTCAGCAAGTAACTAACACTGAATACGAAATGAGCAAAGAAATAAAAGATATTAATGATTTAATTAAGGATTTGTACAAACTTCATAATGACCATTTGAAAGCTCATATTGAAGGCAAATATAAATGAAGGGATGATTATGAATATTACTAATGAAGTAAAAAATATTTGGGGATTTATAACTAAAAATTTTGTTGCAGTTATAATTTTCACGATAATGCTGATATGGCTTTATCCAAATAAAACTGACTGGCAAATTATAAAATTTGTCACACTTATGCTGGCACTTGCTGTCATCTCAACACAATGGGGGTCAATGCTTATGACACATTTCAGGCATACTAAAGATTTAATGAAGGGCACTGATGGCGAGATGGACAAAGAAGAGCGGATAGCAGCACTAAAACTGCAGGGCGATATATTCAAAGGTGTGTGCCTGCTCATTGGGCTTGTCATTCTTGGAATATATCAAAGTCAAAATATAATAGCTGGTTTATCTAATTGAAAATAATACTTATCATATTGTTTCTCGCAACAAATTGCTTCGCTGCTGGTAAATATGTAGTACCGGCACGTCAGGTTGTCCTGGATGAATTCTACAAATTGTTGCTCGGTGAAGTTGGCAAAGTAGAACTAACCGGACACAATGACGGAGTGCATATTGTTGGTTACAATGAAGCAGTACTCGGCAGAAACGTATGTCCGAAGTGTGCTTATTGTACTTCCGGACCAGTTTCATTGCAGATAAAATCTGTAAAAAATCTCGGCTTGCCAAAGTCTGAAGTACCATTAAAGATTACAGCACTGGCAATTACAACTTATAATGACGCAAAAAAACGGGGACATAAAGTAGCATTTATACCTAAATTTTTAGACCATTTAATTTGGAATATAAGAGGAACATCTTCAGGACATTTTGAAACCATTGTTGATGCCAGGAACGGAGTGATAGTCAAAACGATTGGATTTAATACTTCCGTTCCGATTAAGAAATTTAAAAATCAGACTGCCAGGAATGGAGGTGGGAACGGCTATAAGTACCGGAGCATCTTTGATTCTATCGGCAGATTAGCAGTTTATGGGATAGTGGGGTATGAAGTCAAAACAACCTGACAAAACGAAGTATGTATTTATTTACACCGCAGACTGTTACCATTACACCTGGTGCAACTGCGGTGAGTTAGTACGGAATGATTTGATTGGTTTACATAAGTGTAAAGATAAAACAGAATTCATAACATACATTGCTGTACATCAATGACTAAAAAAGCTAAACATCTAACCAATAAAGATGTAATTATTCTGGTGAATACTGCATGGAAGATAGTTGATGTTATTCATGATTCAATAGATGTGCATTTAATCATAGAAAGCAGCGGTCGGGTTGAAGAATGTATTTTGTCACAAGAAGATATAATTGAAATTAAGGAATAGTTATGATACTTAAAATCAAAACAACCGAAGCTGGCAAACACTTTGTTATCTGCGGCAATAACGGCGAGCCGATGTGTCACAGCGAGATATTGGAGAATCCGGAACGCGGACTGATTGATTTGTGCGACAACATGCGCGATTTCCTTGCAAAGAATTATAACGATGATTTAATTCTTCGCTCAGTGAGATATTTCAATAAAGCTGGGGTTGAGGCAACTTAATGGAAACTCACAAAGAATTTGTTGAACGTATTAAGAATGAAATGAAGGAGCGAGCCAAACTCGGTGGCGACAAATTCTTTGTTAATAAATTTGGTGAATGGATTCCGGTTGAAAAATTAATCAGATTAATTAATTCAAAAGATTTTTAATGGAAATATTGATTTTTACAGTGTGTTTTGTTTGTGGATTTATTTTATTAAAAATAATTTGAGCAAAACTATGAAAACAATTTTATTCTTAATTATAGCAGCCATACAGGTATGGCTAATTGTTGCGTTTATACAGCACTTGCCTGAGAATCCTACTCAGGAGTATCTGCTATATGAAACCATCAAATTGGCACTGTCAATACTGGGTATGTGTTTTTTTGCGGTTATGATATTGTTGTATAAACGAAAAACGAATTTAACAAAAGAAATTGCAGGTGTCTTATGAATGAAGGTTTACCGACTTGGGCATGGCAGGTCATATTCCTTGGGCTTGGTTTACTGATTGTCTTTGCAATTATCCGTAAGAACAATCAGGATAAAAAAGAGAGAGAAAAGAAATAATGTTTTTTCATAATTCCTCCTATTTGGTGAGACAATATATCAGTGCCTGTCAGGCACCTTCAGGCACTGATTTTTGAAAGAAAAAATTTGGTAAGAAATTGTTTGGACAAAAAATGTCCAAAACATATCGCAAGGTAGAGCAACGGTTAGCTCGCTTGGCTCATAACCAATAGGTTGCAGGTTCGAATCCTGCCCTTGCTACATGAAAAAAACTTATAAAATATTACTCATTATATCTGTTTTCGCACTTCTCTTTATTGGAGGAGCGATAGACCACTGGTTTTTTTTGCCTAAAATAACACAAAAAACAGAGTATAAAGACAGGATTGTTAAAGTCCCAGTGCCTTCTGATTCCATCGAAATTGTAGAAAAAATTATTCCAAAATATATTCCAATTTATATTGACAAACAAATAATTGAATCCGATAGTTTTAAAATATATTTCAACCGGCTTTGGGATAGTGTTTATCATGGCTTGACATCTTTGCCGGCAAATATCCTGGGGTCAAATTTGTATTTTGTCACATCCTTTGAGGTTACAAAGGATACAGTCGTTGACAAAAAAGAAGCGAAGATGTCAATGTCCTTATCATATCAATTCCCTTCGAATGATTTAATTGCAAATATAAAATACGAGCCGAAGCCGGTTGACGTTAAAATCAAAGAAATGATTAAGACTGAGACCATACAGCCGCCCTGGTACAATACCTTCTGGATTGGTGGAATTGTTGGAGCGTTAGGAGTTGGACTTATAACGTGGATGGTGAAGTGATGGCACGGATAATAAGATGGAAAAAGAATTTAACTGTTCATCGGGGTGTGAGATTTGAAAGATACTATCGAAGATATAAGGATATTACTAATTGTACTTATGTTGGACAAGTCAGGGATAAAGAAACAAATGCATTAATATTTTTATTTTCTTTTTCAAAAGACACATCTACTTATGCAACAAAAGGTTATTCAACTTTATGCTATTATGTTGATATAGCAGATGATGAAACGCTTGGAACGTTTAAATGGGATGTAGTTGAAACTGACGGAGGAGTGGAAAGATTGATAATCGGCGGTGATAATATTGTAGTATTAGATTCGGTAAGCACATGAGCAATTATATAGATGCAGATATTGACAATGATACCATTGATGGTGATATAGAAGCTCATATAATTGAGATTCAGGGCGGTGCTACACTCCAAACCAACCTTGACAAAAAAGTTGACAATGTATTTGATAGTGAATTTTGGCTCGATGGACAGAATCAAATTACTGCCTCAAAGGTTTTGGAAGCTGTTGCTCCTTACGATTGTTACCTGGTAGGGCATAGCGTAGCATTGAAAGAGCAGAGAACAGCAGGCACTATTGATTTTACTGTTTATAAAAATGATGTTGCATTGGTTGAAACCGATTTGAATATTCAGATTAATGCGAGCTATCCGCTCGATAGAACAATTACGATAGCTCACAAAACGACAGGATTTGATTTTGCAGCAGGAGACAAAATACAGGTTAAAGCAACATCGAGCAGCTTCATTCCGCTCTCAAATTTCGGTACTTTATTTTTGATAATTAAAAATGATATAACTGTTTAGGAGATTGATATGGCACAAAGAGTAATAGCATGTTTTTTAAACGGCAAAATAGTGCCGGTACCTTCAGGTGATACGATTGGTGATGCAGGTGGTAATCCTCTTGGCGGCGGGCTTGGTGATAATGTAGTTGAGAATATTGATTGTTCAGCAAACCCAAATTATCCTGCTGCCGACGAGGGTGATATATATGCCGTATCCGTAGCAGGTAAAATCGGAGGTGCTTCCGGTATTGATGTCGAAGTTGGTGATGTTGCAATTTGTAAAATTGATTCCTCACCTGCAGGCGACCACGCTACAGTTGGAACTAACTGGGTTATTCTAAGTAAGAATATACTTGATACGGCAGCTGCAATCCGGAAACGATATGTATTCGTTGACGATGTTTATTTCGACGGTCAAAATCAATTAACCGGCGTTTTGGGTATGGATGTAGTGGCTCCATTCGATGGCTATATGGTTGGTGCTTCGATTAAATTGTCTGATGCACGCACGGCAGGTACGCTCGACGCAGAGCCTCACAAAAATGGCGTCGGATTGACTCCCACAGGTTTGGATTTACAAATTGCAGCCAGCCCTACGACGAAAGACAATGCGAGCGTAGCCTATGGAACTACTAACTATGATTTTACTGCCGGTGATACTATTGGATTTCTGATTACGACAACTACGTTTGCACCGGCAACGAAGGCAACTTTAGTGTTAGCAGTGGAAGGATAAATGAGTATAGTCGGAGCAGGATATATTGACGGCAAAATTCAGCCGTTAAACCAGACAAGCGTAACCGATAAAGATGGCAACGCTATTGTCGGCTCTACCAACGAATCTGTCATTTCGGATTCTCGAGGTACTAATCGTCTTTTATCAGAATCTTTGGATTTAACATTTAGATTGCCTGACAAAGAAACGGTAACACTCGCAACAGGTTTATCTAATATTCACAGTTTGTTAAGATTGCCAAATGGCTGGGTTGTAGGTATAACAAACGTTACTGCAACGACATCAAAATTCATAAGATGGAAAAATCCTTATACCGCACTTTCGACTTATGATTATATAACCTTTGCCGACGATGGTTTCCATTATGAAGCTTTTAAAATAGTTTATATTCCATCAAAAGATAAAGTATATGCTATTTTTAACCATGCCAATAGAGTTACTGTGTCTGAAATTAATTACTTGACAGACCCGATGACTGTCACCAGTCCTGACGTTATTTCAGATACTACGCAAGGAACCTCAGGCTGGGGTTCAATGTGTGTTACTGACACTCATCTGTTTGTATTTACTAATGCTTCGCCGACGATTGCTGTTAAGTTTTTAATTAGTGATTGGAGCAGGGTAACATCGGCTACGCTTACGGGGCTTAATATGGGGCATGCAGCCGATTTTGACGGTACCTCGATATTTGTAACCGGCAGTTCAAATCCTGGTTGGATTGCTGATGTAAATCCAACTGACTTGACTTTTACTTCGCAAGCTTTTGCCTCTGGCTACAATGCAGCAACTGACGATTTTGCTTTATTGCCAGATAGAATAATAGTTGGCATTGAAACAAATCTTGGAGTGTATCTCGATATTGCTAAGTCGAATTTGGCTATTACTATTAAACGATTAAATCTTACTACTACAATATGCTACGGTATGTTTACCTTTGGCAAGTTTGTAATTTGCTTGCTTAATACAAGTCCCGGAACGATTGTATTCATAGATGTAATGACCGATGAGGTTTATTATTGTGTCTTAGCTTCGGGAGAAAATTCTGTAAATGAATTCGCTACTGACGGACAGATAATGTTCGTTACCTGTTATTTAAATCCTGCCAAAATTATCAGGTTGACATTGCCAAATTTATTATTGGCAGCCTCTCAGCATAATAAGAAAAGATTGCCGGTCTCGAATTACGATTGGAGTCAGTGTGAATACGAACAAGTAACTATAGACACAGGCAATTCGGCTGCTTTCACTCCTGTCTCGCTTGCTTCAGACGGCAATTACGACAATGCTGACGCTTCCGGCGTTGCAACTATGAGGAGAGTAGGTATATCTCTTGAGGCAAGTACCGGCTCTAAGTATGTGGCTTTTTCTGGTAAGATATATAACAGTACCTGGAACTGGACAGTTGGAGGTTTGATATATGTATCCGAAACGGCAGGAACATTGACTCAAACATTAGGAGCCCCACCTGCCGTTGACAGCGTAATAACGCCGATAGGTATTGCTCTTAGTGCAGATGTCATGGAGTTGATTCCTAATCTATTGTTAGCTACTCATTTGGGGACATAATATGACAGACAAGCAATATAAATTTAATGATGTAAGAAACTATGATGATAGAGTTCCTTACAAGGATTTGAGGAAAGATATTGAAGCTGAGCTATGCAACGCAGATGACGACTTGTCGAATTGTTTCTATAATTTCTGGAGAAAAGGTTTATCTAAGGAATTTGATTGTGAGAAATATGGATTAACTAAAAAAATATTTGACAAGCAGGCTACGGTGGATGAAAGTTTAATTTTATTCGATAAGCTTAGCGGACATATTCATTCATTATTAGATGAGAAGCTCTATGATGAGAATGAAAAACAGACAGAAAAAGATTTGAGGCTTAAAAACTATTTTGATGAAATTGAAGAAGGCAAAACAAAATCCAGGATAACCGAATTGAAAGATTTAATTAAAGAGCAACAAAAGGAACTGTTTAAATAATGCCAACAAAAGTAACACCGGTAGAGCTTGTTCCAGCTAATTACAATCAGTATGAAGATATTGATGTAACGAGCTATGTCAATGCAGGCAATACTTCCGGCGTGTTCCTCGAGATTATCAATACGACAACCACAGACAAGAATTTTAGGATTCGCAAAAATGGCTCGACTGACGATTATGTAGATGTTGTCCAGGGAAGTACAGGTCCTAACGGCTATCATAAATACGTGTGGATTGGCGTTGACAGTTCGGATATATTTGAAATATACCTGCCGGCATCAACGGTAAAGTGCTATTTGCTTGGCTATTTGGAAACATCTGAGGCTGTATTTTTTGATAATGCAATCAATCTGTCTAATACTTCCAATAATGTTTGGCAAGACAAGGATATTAGTTCATATACCGGCACTGATACAGCTATTGCTGCATTTGTTATGATTTATAATAATTATACTTCAGGTATTATAGGCGGGCTGCGTCGCAATGGTTCCACTGACGGTACAAGTCTTGCAACCCGGACGTTAATGACGGTAGAAACTACTCATCACGTAATTAATGTTGATGCAAACGAAATATTTGAAGCCTATACACAAGCCTATACTGAAATGACATTTAGATTAATTGGGTATATGAAAGACAATATCTTCGGTTGGACTAATCGGAAAGATTACAGTGTCTCTGTTACCGGCAGTTATCAGGATATGAATTTTCAGTCAGATGTTTTAAGGGGAAATAATGGAGTATTCCTGTATTTAAGGAATAGTTCAACAAGCCCTTATCCTATCGCAATTCGGGAGAAAGGCGATACTTATGATAGTTATTATTATAATTATTACGCTATGGGTTGTTGGGTAGGATTAGATGCTGATAGGTATGCTGAACAAAAAATCGGTTCAACCAACTTTGATGTATTTGCAATCGGATACAGCTGGTCGGTCGGCGGAGGGACTATAGCTGAAGTTAAGAATATATCTGAATTTTCACTCGGGAGCATAAAACAGATAAATGGAATTAATGTAGCCAGTATAAGAACTTTTTCTGAACGCAATGTAATTGTATGACGGAGATAACTGTTAAATATTAACTCGAATTGAAGTGTGGGATATAATAGCTTTTTTAGTAGTAGTAGTAAGTATGATAGGCAGTTTTGTCTGTGCTGTAATTCAATTTAAAAAAGGAATAAAATTTAAGAAAAGATGACGAAGTTTCAAGCATTAATATTGGGTAAACAATACTGGAAGGAACTCGAACTTACGGATTTCGACCTGTACGGATTGCTGAAACTGATATTCGCTGATTCGGATACCATTGATTTTACATTCGACGACATCAACGAATTGATTAGTGCTTTGCTCCGGATGAAAGCAAACTGGGGCTTGAATAAAGATTCAAATGGCGCTTATCTCGATATTGACGGATTAGATGTAACAACTTCATTAGATGCGGTTAATGATAAGATAGTAGTACATAAAGATGCAGATAATCAACCAGAAGGAATAGTAATTGATGACTTTGCGCGGCGTTGGAAAATAGTCAACAATAACAATGGAGTGAATTTTGAATTATCACCTACTCTACCATTCCCTGCTAATTTCGGAACGATAAGTCATGCGGTCAGTCCATATGAAGACTGGTCAGGTTATCAATTTAGCAATGTACCTTCTGGAACAGAATTATTGCAGTTCCAATTTGAATTGAATAAAGATTGGAATGCAGGACAAGTAACTGTTAGTTTTGTTATTTTTACTTCATCAACTGTTCCCACTCCCCCTGACAATGTAAAAATGGGAATACAAGCAAGGGCATATCATAGTAATAATTCAATGAACGGAGCATATGGTACAATAGTCTACGACCAGGTAGCTGTGTCTTTAGCTCAAAATATATATATAACACCAGGAGTTAGTTTGACTATAAATAATGCTTCAGAGGGGATAAGTAACATTGTGAGAGGTTTGATATATCGAGATAATGCTGTTGCGGACAATTATGCAGGCACAATATATTTAAAAGACATAATTGTAAAGTGGTTTAAAAACAAATGGAGCGATTAATTATGGAGACAAAAAAATACATTTATTACGAAGTCGAAAACATCGAGCCTAAAAAGCTCGAGACGTTAATCAAAGTCAACATTTTTGGATTCGACGGCTACGAAAAATCAAAAGATTTCAATGTGCCAAAGAAGCCTGAAAAGCTTGCAACCTGGAATCTTTCAGTCAATCCGGATTATACAGGCGATGAAGCTGCAAATTACATTCTTCATCTGCTCAAAAATGAATTTCCAAATTCAGAAATAACTGTTAATGAAATTAACGAAATTATTATTCACAATATAGAAAAGGAGAATTGATATGGCTGATTCTTATCCTGGCGATATACTTGTGGCCGGCGGCGGTTTTTTAAAAATGCTGCCCGTTACATTGAGCGGAAATGATATCACTGCCTTTGGTACTGCTTTGAGTTTTTTGTTTGTATCCGGAACAGAAAAAGCGAAATATGCCAATGCGAGAAAAGAAACTGAATATTTAACGAAGCGATCCACTACCGGCGTTGACCTGCGTGTTGCCAAAAGCTCTAAAACAATTAATGCGGTGGACGGCTCCGAAGCTGCAGCCGGCGACAATGCCGACGAAATTAGCGGTGAAATTTCAATGGGCAAAACCGATGCCGATACCTTCATAAGCTGGCTACAGGATGCAGATAATTGCGTAGCTGCCTGCAAGGGGATAGGCCGTAGGGCTTCCGATGGCGCTATCGTTGGCTTCGAACATCTTATCGGTTATATATCCGGAGACTTTCAGGAAGATATCGGAGAAGACATCGTAACATTCAATGTTACTGTCAAAGGTGGTGTTGCGTTTACATCCACTGCTTTGTTCTCAGCATATAACACAGCGATGCAAGGCGCGACAATCACACCTATCGGGCGTACTGCTATTACTATCAAGGCACTGGTAACCGGTGATTATACAAATTTGATTACAGGAAAAATCGTAAGAACGGCTTTGTCTTAATCATAACCTAATTGTTGTAGTTTAACCATAGGCAGGTAGTGAGTGCTGCCTGCCTTTTTTATAAAAAACATGGCAGCTTACAAGCAGGAAATAACATATTACGAAGATGGCTACGGAGCCGTTAAAAAAACGTTCGTTGTTGCTGAGACACATGATGAATTATTTACCGGCCCTTATTCCGAATGTAATATCTTCGATGTCAAAGACACTGAGGAAGGCTTTGAATCTGATTCAAATGTATTGCAGGAAGACACACTGTCTTTTGAAATGAATGAAGCTGCCGTAGTCACTGACGAGGATGCCGGAGCGTTGAGCTTCGTACTCGATACTTATACCGACCCTGCCGTGTTTCGTTATTGTGGGTTATTCCTGGACGCTGCCAGCCAGGGAATAAGCGTTGCAAATAAAGTTTTTTCAGGTGTTATTCTGCCGGATTTTAAAGCCGAAGATTTGGAGTGGAAAGACAGTGAGTGGGGAACAGCACCAACACCGGTACGAAGATGGGATATAAAAGCACAGCCATTTTCAGAAGCTTCCTTTGACGAATGCGATTTTAAAGAAATAGTTTCGACTTTAATAGCCGATACAACCTGGAAGAATGCCAACATCGTCAATCCTGACGCTTATTTAGAGACTACAAATGATACACATCTTTATATCACGAGATATTATAAGATGGTAAACTTAAATTCATTGCTCATTAAATTAACAGATATTGTCGAGGCAATGTTGACGTCAAAGGGACTGGGTACTTATACAATCGAAATTGACAACACGAATATTGACGGCAAATTTGGACCTGCAAGGTGGGTGCCTAAAAAAGACACTGAGAACCGTCCCTGGTGGCTTATAGATGCTAATACTAATCGCATTACAAGAAGTGACGACAATTCAATTAAGACAATGCAATTCGGCTCTGTAAGCTCTGCTACAAGTTTTTATGTTTCCTGGCAATTAATAGAACTGGATGCCGACGGTACTGATGCTGATAAGGCACAAAATGATTTGTGGATCAACAATCCAAAAGTGAAAACATTTACAGATTTTTTATACTTATTGGCTGCTAATTTTGGGATGTATCTGAATATGTATTTTTCGGATACTTCAACAATAAAAATAAAATTCGTTAATCGCGGGGCAGTTGCCGGCTCCCAGGTTTATATTAAAGATGTTGATAAAGCAAGCCTGAAATTAAAATCTGGTATAGTAAAAGAGAAAAAAAACAAGTGGATAGGACGGGCTTTCTACGATTTGAATTTTGAAAAGTATAAAATAGATAATATTCCTTCTTCGGGCTGGGAATGGTCAATTATTAATGAGTATGGCATATATACTTACGAAGCTTCATATCAAAAATCAGGGATTATAAAAGATTGGGGTTATCACACAGGGGAGGCAGCGCCTGAAGGCGATTCGCTGCTATTGACAATCACCCCGATTTTGAGGAGGTATTACAGGGATTATTTGGGGTGGATGAAGTATGAATTAAGAGGACTATATGGTAATCCTATAGTTTTTTCTAATACTAATTATTTTATTCCGCACAACATTCTGACTTATCGGGACGGAGCTTTAATGAGCAACATGGGACTGGCTATTACGCCAGACCCTCATTTAGGGTTATATATGGGGTGCGACCCGATGGGCGATATTGACGGAGAGCCTGCTACGACTTATATGGCTCCCGTTGGATTATGGCAGATAAAAGTAAATGACACGGAATACAATATAAATAGTATCTCGGAATATTTAAACGGAGGATTAGTTGATTTTAACAAGCCGTTTTTTGACAATGAATATGAATTGAATGTGCCGTTCCTGATGGGTTTCTCCCCTAATTCTGATGGCTCAACTTCTCATTGGAATAATCTTATACTGGGTTCTACGATTATAATTGACGGCAATAATTATACCGTTGTAAAAATCAAAAGAAATTATAAAGATAAAACAACATCAATCACACTCCATAGCTCGAGCCGCTTTAATTTTCAGACAACAACCCCAATTAATATAGAAATAAACATACCCGAAACCACAGAATCTGAATTTGTAAGCGATAATGTTTACGACACAAAAACCACGGAAGGCAGCGGCAAGACAGGCAATCTTTTAATTATGCGAAGCGATGGCAAGGTTGAAAGAATGCTGCCAATCGAGGCTCACTATAATCATTTCTGTGGTGTTGCTCTATCGGATTTTGTTGATAACGAACAAATTCAGGTGCAAATTAACGGTATTGTTTCTTTGCCGTCATCATATTCATTGACTTATGGGGACAGGTTGTTCCTAAGAGACCCGGGCGCTGGTAATGATAATTGGAGCAATGCTTATTTCGACACTTATTCGGTGACAGAACATTACTTCTTTGAATTTGGGAATGTAATTGATACGAATAAATTTAAGATTGAAATTAAAGATAGCTCTTTATTCGAGGCACCCTGATGGTTACACTTTATTTAAAATATAGCAATGACAAGTGGCTGACAGAATCTGCGGATTCTTTCAAAACTCTTTATTTTAAAAAATACAAAACGAGAGAATCTATCCAGGGCAGCACTTTGCGTAGCATTCTTTTTCAACACAAACTGGCTGTGAAATCGAACAATGCTCTCGTTATCATCAGTGCTAATGAGCTATACCAGGCAAGCAAAAAAACATATATCGAAAATTTCTTTACAGCTTCAGCCTGGAAGTACAGCCTTGATAACTGGACATCCGAAGTTGTTGTTGACTTGAAAGAGGCAGGCGATATCCCGTTTGAAGATATCGAGGGGAATAAAAATTTGCAGGAAATTAAAATGACTTTATTGCAAAAGAATCCGGATTAGAATATGGCAAACCATCTTTATAATAATGTTACCGAATTCAAGCACATCCCGATAGATGAAGCCCTTTTGTATTACGATGCTGAATGGCATTCTTTTCAATACTTAGAAGATAATTCGGTTTTAGTCATAAAGCCTATTCTGCGTGATAATGACGAAGGAGGCAAGACTCCTGTTGCTTACAAAATCGAAGTTCAGGCACGGATAATTCAAAGCAACTATGGCGATATGCGTGAAACTTTCGAGCGGATAATCAACAAAAATATAAATGGCTGTTCTTTTTCTTTGCGAAGTCCTCTGAAATCTACAGACGTCATTTTTATAGATACGAGCAATCCGGCTACAGCCCTGACAATAGACCTGACAGATGTCAATCTCGAAATTACTTATGACGAAACTCAGCCGGCGCTGGTGATTTCGATACAGCGTACAGTCTCGATTGATTTTGTCGAGTCTGCAAAATGGCAAAAAGTAATAAATCAACATTCTTTATGGTAATATTTTACAACAAACAATTAGGAGTTTTTTTATATGAATGATGAAGTAATAATTGATTCGGATAATCCTGATATTCCGGAAACCGAAACTGTTAATCCGGACGAGCTCTCTGACGGAGTGGAAGAAGTTTTTAAAGTTAAAAATAAAGACGGCAGTACGGATGTTTATATTTACAAATTCGATATACTCACTCCAGCCCGGATATTCCAGGCGATGAAGTTCATCGAATTGCACCAGGAACAGTTGAAAAATATTCCTCAAACAGACATGGAAGTTTCAATTGCTGCAGCCCGCGAAACCGAAAGGCATTTTTACGCGGCAATACTCTGCAAACAAACTGCTGAAGATGAATACGAGCCTTATAATTCTACAAAAGTATCCTCATTTTCCCTGCTCGATAAAATCAGGGGGAAGGTTGAATTTGAAAAACTGATGAGGTGTAAGTCCGATTTTTTTTACAATACAAACACGTTGTCACTCGCTTCGATAGAGCGATTAGGAGATATAACCAGCGTGTTGACGAAATTAACAAAGGAAGACCCAAAAATCGCAAAAATGCTGATAGACGCGGCGGTCCAGTTAAACTCTACGCCAGTTGGGAAGACTTAAGAAAAGAATTTTACAGCAATAAATATTTCGATAATAAATTGCGTGAAGCCTATACATATAACTTAATATTCATTGCTGCCAATGTTGAGAAGGTTAGCCGGAGAGAAATATTGCAATATCCGGTTTATGAGTTTATAGAATTAATTGAATATCAACTTTTACAAGGTCCATTAGTTGCCTGAACTAAATATCAAATTAAAATTAACACCCGACATTGATGTTAAGAAGCTCAATGTCATTCTCCTTGCTATCAAAAGCTCACTTGGAGATATGGGACGCGATATCAAGCTGCTCGATGTCAATAAACTCCAGGCAGAATTTTCAAAAATTGATGACGAAGTTCGAAAAACAAATACCGAACTTGGAAATATGCCTAAAGTTGTTGATAATTTAGTCAAAAAAGGCGACAAATTAAGGTCAGCATTTGCTTTCAATCAAATTTCTACGGCAGTAAATACTCTCACATCATCGTTATCAGTTTTCTCGGGTCCATACATTGAATTTGACAAACAAGTTCGTAATATTGGCTCTATTTTAGTTGGCAGCGGCCGTGATTTTAATGAATTTTACGGACTAATAGGAGAATTATCCAAAGAATCTACCGATAGTTCAGCAGCTTTAGCTGAAGCCGCTTACCAGGCAGTATCCGCAGGCATCGGAAAAACGAACGAAGAGGTCATGAAGTTTGTTAAAGTAGCCTCGCAGGACGCTTTAACAGGATTAGCCGACACTACCACTGCAGTTGATTATTATTCATCGGCTCTTAATGCTTATGGTGTCGGTGTTGAAAAAATCAATTTGTTCTCTAATGCCACTTTTTCAGCAATAAAACTGGGTAAAACTACATTCGAAGAACTGGCAGCCACAACTTCTACTTGGCTTCCTATGGCTGCCGCTACGAAAGTAAGCTTCGAGGAAATGTCGTCTGCGATTGCAGCAATGACTACGATGGGAACTCCCACGGCTCAGGCTGCCACACAAATTCGTGCCGCTTTAGTTCTCATTCAAAAGGGTGCTCCGGGATTAAATAAAGCTTTGAAAGACCAGGGCAGGTCTCTTGAAGAATTCCAGGTAATGTTAAAGAAATCACCGGCTGCGGGTGGCGGTTTGATTAACACTCTCGAGGAAATAAGGAAGGTTGCTGCCAAGGCAGGTCAAACTTTACCTGAAGCAACCGGAAGAATCGAGGCTGCAAACGCTATACTTCAACTAACAGGTGATAATTTTGCCAGGACTAAAGACTTTTACAGTGGTGTTTTGGCAGACATTGAAAATAATGTAGCGGCTCAGGCTTTTGAGGTCGCCAGCCAGGGAATTGCCAACCAATCATCCCTTATTATGAAAAAAATAAGTGGAATTTTTCAATCCGGATTTAAATTATTAGGACAATCCGGAACGGTTGCTTTAAGTGTATTGGAAAAAATGGGGCCTACGATGGTAGGACTTGGCGGACTTGGACAGATTCTTCCTACAAATACAATTAAAAATTTCGCATCTTCACTGGCTACTAAATTAGCGCCTGCCCTGGGTGCTACATCCACATCGTTTGGAGCCTTGTCGAAAGCTTTATTAACTAATCCATTCTTTCTAGCGATTGCCGGTGCAATTACTTTAATCGGCGTTTTGAAAACATTAAATCAATCGTCAGCCGATGCTGCAAAAACACAATTAGAAGATGCAAAGGCTGCTGAGGACCTGAAACAAAAGCAAATTGATTTGACCGCAGCGAAAATAAAACTTGCTCAGTCAAATACTACTTTGGTTGACGAATTTGAAAAGCTGGGAGCTTCGGAAGAGAAAACAGGACAGCATTCCGATAGATATTGGAGCATCTTAAATAAACTCACACAGCAATATCCCGATGCCGTAGATGCCTCAAAAGGCTATGCTGAGGTTGCGAATGATGTCAGGGATGCAATGGGTAAGGTATCGAGCGAAGCTGAGAAACAGGACAGCCTGCAAGCTAAATTAATAAGGGAATACGAAGAACTTGGCAGCAAGTCAAAATTAACAGCCGATGAGCAAAACAGATTCAAGGAAGTTCAGGGTCAGTTAAAATCAATTTATCCCGATGTAATAGGCAGTACGAAAGATTTTAGGAGTGAATTGGACTTGTTAAAAAATTCTGCTTTCAATACTACGAACCAAATATTCAATTTGCGAGAGCAGTATCTGAAATATTCCGGTGAACTGCAAAAAAACATTGAAACCAGGATAGCTGCAGAAGTCATAGATGCCCGCGAAACATTTTTCCAAACCGCTGCGGAAGGATTCAGTATTAATTTATTGAACGACAAATTTTTATCGGGTGCTGCAACCAGCATAGTTAACTTTTTCAAAAGTGCATTTGATGGTGAGACTGTAAGTGTGGATGCAGCCAAAAAATTCTACAAAAAATATATAGATGAAATAACAAACGCGAAAAACATAAATGAACTTGAGCTTGCTTACAACAAAATATTAGGAGCTTTATCGCTCGAAGGTACAATCGGGAAATTAATAGGTCCCACCCAGGCTAAAAATTTATCTGAAAAAGTTGATGCGATAAAGCAAGTAATCGAAAAGAAGCTTGGTACAATAAAAGGTGAAATAAAAGTTACGACACCTACAGGTTTGGATGAAGAAACAATCGAGGAGCCTCCACCTGAGGATGAAATCAAAAAAGCTAAAGACAAGCAAGAACGAATAAACAAGCTCAAGCAAGATGCTGCCGACAAATTAAAAGCCAGTTTGCTTGATTTGTTGGAATCCCAGATTGAAGATGAATTTTTATTACAAAAAACACAAATAGAGCGTTCCCTTACTGAAAAGCTAACAGCTCTCAACCGTGAAAAAGAAGCAATAACCAAAAATGAAGACCTGACTCAAAAAGAAAAACAGGCAATAATCGAAAATATCAATGAGCAAATTGAGAACCAAAAATCTCTTTCTGCTGCCAAGCTATTAGAAGTTGACGAAAAATATCTTACAAAAGCAGAGCAGGAATATGACAAGTCTGAGCAAAAACGAACCAAAAATTTAGAAAAAGAGCAAAAAAAGAGAGAAGAATTATTAGCAAAGCAGGTTGAATTCATCAAGAATTTACAGCCTGCTCTCGATACCGTCATAGACGAAATGATAGCTTCGATGGTAAAATTTACCGTTGATGCCGAAGGCAATATTACGGATTTGGGAATAACTTTTGAAAACTTATCACAGGTATTTGAAGAAAATGCCGCACAAATCGCCACCAGTTTTGGGGCGTCTATCGGTCAAGTAATAGCAGACACAAAAGGTGGAACTAAAGAATTCGTTCTGGCAGCATTAAAAGGGTTAAGGGCTTTGGTTCCGATTTTACTTGTTGAAATTTTAGGCAAAGAATTAGCGAGCAAGTCTCTTGTTGGATTTTTAACGTTTGCAGGTTTGGCTGCTGCACTTTATACCGCTTTGGCTGTAGCTGAAAGTGGAGTTCAATCATTAGCAACCGGCGCAAAATTTGAAGGTCCAACAATGACCGTTGTAGGTGATGCTTCCCGGGTTATACCTGGCAAGAATGCAGAATGGCTTGTTCGTGATCCGGACATACGATTACTTGTAAGCCAGGTCATAGGGGATGTGCTTGGATTAATGTCCAATCTTGTGCCTGAAGAATATCGCTTTGAAACGCCGATTAAACATTTAATAAATAGTATTGGAACGTTGATTGAATCTATAGATGAACTACATCCATTATTTGAAGGAACTGAATTTAAATATGAAAATATAATTGATTTTGCGAAGAATTACTCTGAGAACGAAAAACTAAAAAAAGTTTATTTTGCAGGCGGTATCACGCCGGAAGAATTCAATCAGAAAAATTTACATTATGAAATAAAGTTAAAATCGTATGCAGGTGGCAGCGGTTTTATTAATGAACCTGAATTGGCACTCATCGGGGACAGCGTATATAATCCGGAAATTGTTTTAAATACAAATATGTTCAGGGATATTTTAGCTAATGCCATTGAAATTGCAGATAGCTCAAAAATGAGCAAGTCCCCGGTCAATATTATAAAAAGCGAAACTTCAATTAAAACTTCTAATGAGATATTGGGTGCCCTTCAATCAGTCGAAGATGCTGTCCGGAATATAAAAATTATCGTTGGTGATGAGACTATTTACAACGCCAACAACCGTGCAGCCAGAAGAGCAGAGCAAAGAAACAGGACTTAAAATTCCGGCAATTGTTCTACTGCTTTTTTCTTTTTCTCATCTATAATTTTAGCATAAACTTGAGTAGTTTTAATGTCAGCATGTCCCAGCAGTTTGCTTACGGTATATAAATCAACTCCATAAGTCAAAGCCAACGTAGCAAAAGTATGACGTGCAGAATGGAATGTAACATGCTTGTTTATCCCCGCTTCTTGCATCCAGTCTCTCAAATGGTAAGAAGTTCTTTTATCACTTATAAGTTTGAATATTAATTCGTTAGGATTTTGTGAGTTATTTAAATATTTTTTTGCCTGGTTCGATAGTGGTATATATTCGACAGCCTTCGTTTTGCCTTGTCTAAATACGATATTACCATTTTCAATGTTTTTATATTTTAATCTTCTTATATCCCCATTTCTCAGGCCTGTAAAACATGAGAATAAAAATGCGCGTTTAGTTTCCGGATTCTTACATTCTGTAGTATCGAGCAATTTGAGTTCATCAACAGTTAAATAAATTTTAATTACACTTTTTTTCTTAGGCCTGTCAATTTTCATGCATGGATTAAAAAGAATCAAATCATCCCTGACGGCTTGATTGAATGCAGCATTTATACATTCAAAATAAGTTGCGACAGAATTTACAGCCATTCTTTCTAATAAATAATTTTTAAAATTATCGAGCCACTTAGGATTAATGTTTTTTAAAAGCGGCATCTTATTTGAAAATTTTTTGAGATGAGACAATGTATTGTTCCAGGCTTTGCGTTTTTTTTTAATTGTCAATTGTTCGAAATAAACAATAAAATTAATATTCTGATTGACCAGGTCAGGCTCATTCAGATATGCCGATTGTAAATGTATTATCCGTTTTGCCTTGATTCTTTCTGCTAATTGCAGACTAAATTTATCTTCAGGTGTATTTCCTCTTTTTGAAATATAGATTTTTAAAAATTCGTACCATTGCTGACCACCAAAATTAATATCAAGGTACAATGAAAATCCCGATTTTATTTCTTTACGTCTGAGAATAACATGTTTTGATTTCGATACAGCAGATTTCATTCAAGTAAACTTTAAGTAAGGAAATAACATTAATAACATAATAATAACATCACACAAAAATAACAAAAATGTCAACAAATAAAGAATATATATGAATGTTAGTATTAAGTTATTAATACAATGAAGTGATATTCATATTTCCGGTTCAAATCCGGCCACGCCGACTAACTTCTTAAATATCAAATAATAAAATATTCTTGAGTAAGGATTCAGGAAGGAAACTGTAGTTTTTAGTCTAATTTCAATGCTAAATTTCTGGTGAGCATTATCGAATCCAATTTCAAATTATTAATTATTACCCATCTCAAAAGCCGATTATAAGTATCAAAATTATCTTCATCTTCATCGCGTTTGATAATAACCTTGTTTCCAGATAACAACGAATCTGCCAGCTTCTTTGCGATTTGTCCCAGGCTATAAGCTGAATCTTCACTAATTCCTGCCTTCTCTGCCTGGTCTTTTAACCGGTCATTATGCTTTGTTTCAAAACAATCTATTCCAAGTACACGGATACTGAATTCATCATCTTGAACCATAATCGTAAAAGTATCTCCATCTATCACGCGTTCAACAAGCACTTCGGTATTATAATCAATGAGCGGATTATCCGGACAGTTGCATTCACTGGGTGTTGAACACGAATAAATGGCAATTAAAATTATAAGCAATGAAAACTTCATATCAAAGGTCCTTTACAATTCTTTTGGCAACTCCGACTATTTCCATCCCCATGTCCTCAGTTACCTCGATATCCTGATATTCGGAATTTTCGGAATGAAGTTTTACTGTGCCGTTATTTTGAAAAAATCTTTTAACAAAAAAACTATCCCAAATTTTAGCAACTACAATTTTATTATGAAAAGATTTATCGCGTTTGTCAACTATCAACACATCTCCGTTATGGATACCGGCACCTGACATGCTGTCGCCGTGAACGTAGAAAGGGATGCAGTGTTTATGAATAATCTCGTTGAACAACTTGTAATCTTTGATGTCATCAAATTCGGTGGTACCCTTGTCTATCTTTTTTGACTTTAAATAAACCTGCTCAGGCTCGTGGATTGCCAGGTCATATTTTACAGCATGGCTGAGTTCAAATTTCCATTGTTCGAATTTCTCAATAATAGGCAACGCTTCATCAATTGCTTGCTGGTAAATTCCCGGATCCCGCCGTTCACATTCCAGGTAAATTTTGTCGAGGAGCGAGCCTGAATATTTAAAGCCAATCGAAAAATTTACAAAGTGCTGACGAGCGAGAGAGAGTAGATCCGCGTCTATTAATTTTGAAAAATCTTTCATAATTTTTGATTCACATCAACCTTTTTTACTATCATTTTATATAATATCCAAAAACAAATTAACAATAAAATTACACCTGCTATATAATAATAAGTGGAATTATCGCTATAAAAAACAGGATTTCCAGACATATCAAATCCTCCAGGAACATGATTTTTCCCTTGTTGTTCACAACCGATGTA